GAAAAGAAACCTTTCATTGTAAAACATAAAAAGTTTTATAATAATCCTTTCTTATGGGCTGAGGTATTAGATAAAGGATTAGATACCATAATCAATTCTTTAATTCTAATTCATTCTTCTTCTTTAGATGAAGATGTATTATCTGCGGTTATTCAATCTCCAAAAGCAAAGAAATCTGTAGTCAAGAAGGTAATGACTGTAGTATATGATAATTATAAAACAATTAATAGATCTTTCCGTATAGAAGATATTATGATGGATGCTATTTATTGCAAAAACTTAGATGGTTTGAAAATGTTAGTAGAGTTCGCTAATGAGCATAATATCAAACCATTATATGAAAACTTTGGTAATGTCGGAGATGAACTAGGATTTAATGAAGCTGCTAAGCTAGATTTAGAGATTGTAAAATATTTGCACTCTCTAGGAGCTAAGGTAGATTGTTATGGTAATTGGCCTTATTATAATGCATTGAAGCATGGTCAATTTGTTATTGCTAAATATCTTTTAGATAATGGAGCAGATCCTAAACAAAGAGAATCTATTGCTAAGATGGCAATCAAACATTCCTTTATCGGATCAGAAGATTTTACTGAAGAAAATAAACTAGCATTCCCTTATTTTAAATCTCTCTATAATATTGGAGAAGAAAGTAGTGAAAATTAATGGCTAAACTTCCTTATTTCTGCAAGCAAGAGAAAGAATCTATTTTATTCTCAGCTAAGGGTAAAGAAATGGTAGCTTATATACCAGAGAAGTATTTCGATAGAAATATTGCAGAACAAGAAGGTGATTATATCAATATTATGGGTATTTTCAACTATACTGTTCAAGATATCGAAACTGGTAAAAATGATGGGTTGAGAATGTTTAAATTCCCATCTATGTTTGCTACTAGACCTTATGAGGTTACTAAGGTTAAGAAACTTAAACTTACTGCGAATAGCGATCCAGAAGATTATAGAGTGTTTAGATATAGAGATGATGATCAAATCATTGTATCTACAAAAGTTATCAAATTCGTTGGTAATTGTGAAAAGATGCTTAATCTATTCTTTATGCTTGGTTATATTATCAATACTATTCCATATCAAGATATTCAGGACTTGGTTATCGACAATATGGCAATCAATGGTTTCTCTTATGGGATTAATAACCAAATGTTTGGCTTTGCTATTTCTGAAACTTGTAGAGCTAAAGATGATGAAACTATTCCATTCAGATTATCTGGTTCTAAAGATATGAATGCATATAAGTCCATGTCTCTCCGTAATGTATCTAGACTTATTTCCCCATATACAGCTTTGATCTCTGAAGACTTTGATGAGTCTGTATTAGCTGCTATGCTTAATGAAAATCCTAAAGAAACACCTTTAGAAGAGATCTTAGTAGGGGAGAACTAGCAATCAAGCTAGAAGGCTCTAGTATAACATTATATTAAATCTGGGGGCCATTTTTTGCTATGTGTCCTAGTCATTATAGTGAAATATGATAATCCTTAGGTTCTATATATATAGAATCACTAATAATCATTGATTGTAATGATTTCAAATTATTAGTTTTTCGAAAAATTAATAACTTTTTTATTTAATGAAAAAGGAGGAACTCGATATGCCAGCTCCTGGTGTAACTACCATCATCGACGATCAGTCTGATATTCGATCTCTTACGAGCATTACAGAAGACACTACTGACCGTCCGATATTCATGGTCGCAAGTTCTGCTGATAAAGGTCCTGAAGAATGGAAACATAAAGTTTTCGGTAATGAATTTTTTGATTTATACGGTAAAACTCCTTCTTACTCCAAACATGGTCAACCTTTAATCCAAGCTGCAAATATTATCAATGCTGGTGGCTACGTTACTTTCAAACGTATTGTTGCTACTGATGCTACTCTTGCAAATATTGGTGTAGTTGCAGAAGTTAAGAACGAAAAGAAACAAAAAACAAATGACAATGGCCTTCCATTGTTCACTAACCCTACAACTAACAGACTTACAACAGATGCTAATACTAATGGTATTCCTAATATCCCAGTATTGGAAAACTTCGTTAAAATCACTTATCGTTTGAAATCTGTTGCTTCTGATGGCAACGATGTTAAAAAATTCGGTAAGATCTTGAAAAACGATTTCGGTCATAAACATGAAATCGGTGAAGATGACGAATATGTATTGTTCTTGTTAGCGGATAATGGCCGTGGTGCTTCTAATAAATCTTTCCGTATTTATTCTGACACTACTAGCTCCCATCCAGTTTCCTATGTGCGCTATTTCATCGACATTATCGAAAATGGTATTACATTAGAAACTATTTCCTTCACAATGAACCCAGACGTTGTTGAAAAAGATAAAAATATGGCATTGTCTAATGCAATCCGTATGCAATCTCGTCAACTTCGTGCATTATTCTTCGATGACGAATATGATGCATTCGTAAACAACGTAGGTTATTTAATCGGCGATGATGACTTCAAAATGGCTGATGTATTGTTCGGTACAGACTTGAATGGTCGTGATTACAATAACCTTGCTGTAGACGTTTCTGATGGTGTAAACCTTTCTAACGTAATGGGTATTAGATTGCAAAATGGCTCCAATGGTTCCTTTGGCGATCGTCCTATTAAAGCTAAAGAATATGAAGCAGAATTGATCAAAGCTTTCGATGGTTCTTTCTCTGATGATATCTATGACTTAGATAACAACCGTATTGACTGTATTTTCGATGCTAACTATCCAAAACCAGTTAAACGTGCTATTGAACAATTAGCTGCATTCCGTGAAGACTTTGTATACTTCCGTGATATGGGCTTAAACATTAACTCCATTGAAGAACTTCGTATTAAAGATTATGAAAACGCTAAGAATCGTTATTGTGCAACATATATGAACTCTTACGAAATTTATGATCCTTATACTAAGAAACAAATTCCTGTTACAGTTACTTATGACTTAACTCGTCTATTTGTTAAACACTTCATCAATGGTCGTAACCGTCCATTCTGTGGTCAAAAATATGAAATCATTATCCCTAATGATACATATGTTGAAGGTACATTGAACTTTGCTCCAAAACATACTCCATACGTTAACCAATTCAAAGAATTAGATGATCTTCGTATCAACTACTTATCTTTCTATAACGGTGACGTATTGACTATGAACTCTGAGTATACTTCTCAAACAAGATATACTCAATTATCTTGGATCAATAACGTTCTAGCCGTTCAACAAGTAATCAAAGCTATTCGTGAACTTTGTCCTAAGATCCGTTATAGCTTCCTTGATGGTGATGACTTGACTAAGTATAAGAAAGACGTAAATGATTTGATCGTTAACCGTTATTCTAACTTGTTCTCTTCCTTCGAAATCGAATACGTATCCAATGCATTGTATAATTCCAATAAAATTATCTATGCTTGCTTGTACGTTAAATTCCGTAATTTCGTTCAAACAGAGATCTTCAAGATTATTGCGTTGGATTAATAGGAGGGTAATAAATAATGTCTAAAGAAACCGTAAGCAATATTTTTGACAGTACCCTCGACCCTCGCGATGTAACCAAATATACATTGATGCGTGGTGTAACAGACTTCACAAATCTTCAACAATTTGATTTGTACGAAACTGGGTACTCCTTCTTGATCTGTCTTGATATTCCTAAATTCTTGACAGCTCTTAGAAGCCGTAATAATACATACGATACTTTGATTCGTAACTACCGTCATATCTTAGAATATGAATTCCGTGGTGCTCAAGGTATTGAAGATATCGGTGCAGAAACTAACCAATTAACAAATGGTATCACTGATCTCAATATTATTACAAAAACTACTGAACAAGGTGGTACTTCCTTCAGCATGAACTATTACGAACGTTCTGGTTCTTTGATTACTAAGGTTAACGAATTATTCATTCGTGGTGTAAAAGACCCTCGTACTCAATTCAAACGTTACAATGGTTTGCTTAAATATCCTGAATATACAGGTAAAGACAATGCTGGTCTTACTAAAGGTTACCAATCTGAAATCTTCCATTTCTTATTGATTGTAACTGATAACACTGGCTTGAATGTTGAAAAAGCATACATCCTTGCTTCTTGCCAACCAAACGTTGCTAATACTTCTATTTACAACGTAACTCGTGGTGAAATCAACTTCTCTGAAATCGCATTGCAATTCAATGGTTTCCCAATTCCTGGTCGAATTGTAAACCAACGTGCAGTGGAATTCTTAGATTTCATTAACAAACACACTTGCTTCGATGAAATGGAATTCGGATACAATATCCTCAACAAATCCTTGCATCCTGAAGCAGCTGTTGAAGTATATGCTGGTTCTGCTGACGCTACTGTTGCAGATTCCCCAACATATGATAGCATTGTTAACCTTAAATCTACTATCTAAGATTAATAATACACAATCTATCCCTCTATACCGTTTCGGCGGTATAGAGGTTCTTTATGTCAAAGTGATTAAATAGTATCCCCGGTACATTAAGGTAATTATTGCTAAAATCGACATTTTATTTTTAGGAGGTACAAATCATTGGCTGACGACAATAAAAAAGGAAGACGTACTCCGACACCAGATGAGCTACCTATTGTAAGTATGGATACGAACAAAAAAATTGCTGGTAGTATCCAAGCTAACATTGATGACCTATATAAGAATACATATTTTACGAATAATGATAATAGTAAATATATTGATAGTATCAAGCGTAAGATGGATGATGACTTAGAAGGTCTTATTGATAAAGCCAAAGCTCAAAATGGCGGAACAAATATGGCTGATCTCTATGCTAGAACATTAGCCAGAAATGATACTGATTCTCTTAATGAAATCAGATCTGCATTAGAAGATGAAACAGTATTAGCAGATATCATGGATATCTATTCCCAAAATGCTTTGGTTAGAGATCTAGATAGAGAGATTGATACTGTTTGCAAATATATGCCTAAATTAGATGAGGCGTTAGATATTAAAAAAGATAACGTATTATCTGCAGACCACTTTAATGATGATGCTGTTCGTATTAGTATCGAAAATGTTGCTGGTGCTGGAATTACAAATGATAACAATAATAAATCAGAAGCTGATGGTTCTGACTTAGAACTGTTTGCTAGAAAATATGATCTAGAAGCTTTTAGAAATGAGTTATATTCTAAGACAGCAAAATATGGTGAACAGTTTGTATATATTGTACCATATAAAAGAGCTCTAGAAAAACTTATTGCTAGAACAGATGGAGCAAGTTTGTTATCTGAAGAAGGAATTCTTACAGAAGAATCTATTAATGAAGGATTGCAATCTATTAATGAGACTCTAAGTTTTAGATATACAGATACTGATGAATCTAAACTAAAATCATTTGGAGCTCAAGAATTATATGATTTATCTGAATCTACTTTATCCGATTCAAGTTTAGAAGGATTAAAATCTAATAATATCGAATATTCTGGATTAGATATTGAAATAAACAAAACAGGAGTAATTCCTGGTATCATTGCTCAGGAATGTAATATGAGACGCATTTTCAGTGAAACTGTCTCTCTATTTGGTGAGGAGTCGCTTGGTTCTGCACGCAATGCATATCTTTCTAACTCTCTTTATTTTAAAAATATTAATAAAAAATTAAAGAAAGCTGCTCAAGGAGGAACTTTAGAAGGTCCTACTAGTTTAGCTGATGATGGTTTAAAAGATCTAGATGAACCAACAAAAGCTAATGATGCAGAACAGTTGGAAATTCCTGGTGCTGTATTTGAGATCTTAGAGCATGATAGGGTAAAACCTATCTATATTAACAATACCTGCTTAGGATATTATTATATCGAAATGAATGATCCTAATGGTGGTAATGCAGAAGAACAAATGACATTTACTTCTACATTAGGCGGTATGAGACCTAGAAGAACTGCTAGAGAGAATGAAGCAAATGGTGGCACTTCTACTCAAGATAATGAAGTTCTTATGAAGATTGCTAGAAAGATTGCTCAAAGAATTGATAAGAAATTCATTAATTCTAATCAAGATATTGCTAAAGAGATCTATACTGTATTGAAATACAATGCAGATAATAATGGTAAGACTACTAAACTTCGTATCAGTTTTATTCCACCATCTGATATTATTCATTCCTACTTCGAATTGAATAAGAAAACTCATCGTGGTGTATCAGATATTGTTAAGTCCTTATTCCCAGCTAAGTTATATACTTGCTTATATATCTCTAATACAATTGCATTATTGACTCGTGGTTATGATAAACGTTTGTATCATGTAAAACAAACAATTGATACAAATATCACATCTGTACTCCTTAATGTAATTAACCAAATCAAACGTTCTAACTTCAATCTACGTCAGATTGAAAATATGAATAATATCATGAACGTTACTGGTAGATTTAATGACTTAGTAATCCCTCAAAATGCTAACGGTGAATCTCCTGTAAGTTTTGAAATTATGCCTGGTCAAAACGTAGAAGTTAAAACAGAGTTTATGAATATGCTAGAAGAAATGGCTGTAAACCAAACAGGTGTTTCTTTGGAAATGGTAAACAGTAGATATCAAGAATCTACAGCTACTCATCTTACTATGAGTAATGCTAGATTCCTTATTAAGGTTTATGCTAGACAAAAACTATATGAGCCAATCTTATCTGCTATTTATACTAAACTTTATCAATATGAATATAATACAAATTCTATTGTTAAAGTAGAACTTCCTCCTCCAATCATGTTAAACTTTACTAACACATCTCAAATCTTGTCTATGTCTCAAGAGTTGATTCAAAATATCGTTCAAATGAAATTTGGTTCCTCTCAAAATGAGCAAGAGAAATTAGCATTCACTTCTCTTCTTATGGAATACTATTATGATTCCTTCTTACCAATGGATAAGATTAATGCAATGGCTGACAAGGCTAAAGCTAAAACAGCTGCTAATAAACCTGTATCTGCTGGTGGGGATGGAGGAGATATGGGTGGAGCCCAATATTAATTCTAAATGAAAATCCTAACTAAATAATAATGAAAGAGATTTTAAAACTTAATAAAAAAAATAGTGTTGTATGAAAATACATTTTTAAGGTGAGTATAAATTAGACCGAAAAGTTTTTCTAATCAGAAAATGCTCTATACATTATATTCAATATTTTGCTTCACCTTAAAACTCTCTTAAATATTATGACCTACTATTGTGAGTTTTTTCACATACTTTTCCAACTACAATGGTATCGTAACATTTAACTTTCTCCAAAAAGTATTTTGCAACAATTCCTTAGTTGGTCTCTTTCATAAAATCCTATCAGATTTTAATCAAAATCCTAATAAAGAGCACGGTATTAAAAATAAATAATTATTTTTCCACACAAAACTTGTTACAACAAATCAAGGATAATTGTGGTCTAAATTTAAATAGTATTCTCATTACCTCAAGTAACCAATATTAAGAATGTATAATGACAATACATCAAACCTTTTATATAAAACTGTAATGAAAGAATACTAGCTTAATTTAGAAACTGCTTAATTAAAAGATGATAGGTTCATTTTTGTACATTTTATGATTCTATTGAGTTACCGTGGTGTAAACTTTGACCAAAATGTATGTTATGACATAGAAACACAATACTTGTAGAAAAATTTCAATTTACTGCACAAACAAAGGATTGGAGAAGGGATTAATTCCCTTCTCCATCTTTTTGTGTCAATTCAACTACTTGTTTCAAATTAGGTCTATCTTGTATAAGTTGTAATCTTCTCTTTTCTTCTCTTTCAATCTCTAATAGCTTTTGATTGATATCATGATCTGATAATTGTATTTCTACACAATCTGTTGCAATCTTTTTAAATAGAGGTTTCTTAGAAGCATAATAGTGTTTTAGAGTAGAGAAGCCAACGTCTACTACATCTACATATCTTGTATTATGAGCTCTAGTCCTACCAAAGGTTTGCTTTGTTAATACTTGAGATTTGAATGGTTCATTAAGAACGATAGTCATTTCTAATCCTTGGATATCTAATGCAGCACCAGCTGATTTTGTGGTAGTAAGTATAATTCTATTATCAAGCTCTTTAGTCTTACTTTCTTTTGGAACTAAGGATGAGAACAACCCTACACTTAAATTAGGATAATAATACTTTATCCAATAATAGGTTCTCATGATAGCATAATTAGTTCCAATATATATTAGAACTTTGCCTTGTGGTGATACTGTTTGTTCTATCATAACCATTAGTATCTTCAGTATCTTATAATAGTTTTCTTGGAATGTAAGATACTCAGTATATTTGACCCTATCAAATCCATAGATATTACTACAAGATGATATATCTGTTGCTTTAGGATGTGAGTTGAATAGCATTGATATATAACTAGTATGAGGATCTTTATCTTCATCAAATAAGTCAATAGATGGAACAGTTTTAAAAGCTGTTTGGTATATTCTATTATTAAAGAAATCAGATTGAATAGGAGTGGCAGTTAGATAATATGTTTTTGCTACATCTGTAAAGAAGTCAATCATACAGATATTATCAAACCATAAATGTGCTTCATCATATATCTTAACACCAATCTCTAATCTTCTAAATAGAGCAGATACCATATTCCAACCGTATTTCTTAGCAAAGGATTTAATAGTGCTATGAGAGCATAAGAAGAATTTAATCTTAGATACATCTTTCATACCATTAATAAGTTTAGCAATAGATCCAACTCCTGCTATAGTATAAATCTCATCATCTCTAAGATTAGTGTATTCTTTGATCTTTTCTCTCCATTGATCTATCCAATCTAATGAAGATGTAATCATCATAGTTCTCATAGAAAGATATGCAAAGGTTACTATGGCTACATATGTTTTACCAACACCAGTGTTTAAATTTACTTGTAACTGAGCTGCTCTTTCATTTCTTTCATATGGAGGCATGCCTAAACAGAATTTAATAGCCTCTTTTTGCTTTTCATCTCTTGGAGTGTATTTTAACTTTACTCCACTTACCCTAGCATATTTATCAGGACCTACTTTATGGAAGATATCTCTACCAAAAGATCTTTCTATATAATACTGCTCTATACCTGCAGGAAGATATAAATCTTTCTTTTCTGCATCATAATACATACCCTTAGCTTCTAATCTATGATATGCTTTATTGTATACTGAGAATTTGCGTTCAATAAACTCATTATCCCCAGGTTCATAGTTGTGGATAATGGTAGTAGTTTTACGCATTTCTATTTTGCTATTTACATTATTCATTATATTTCTCCTTAAATTAGATTACTATATCGTCTCATTTCTCATATTTATAGTATACAACCGAGATTATAAATAAAAAAATAAAGAGAGCAGAATTGATCTGCTCTCTATTCTTTGTGTTAAGGTCTAAGAGTCTTTATAACATTTTCTATTTCCTTCATAGTTCTATGATGAACCTCTAAAGATAATAATAGCTTTTGACTATCCAATCCAAGATCTTTGGATATTATTTTTATAAGATCCATTTTATCTTCTCTAGTACAGATTATTTTAGAGAACGTCACAAACTCTTTATCTTCATTTTTGAAGTCGATTCTTTTATTATATAAAATCTTGCTAAGCTCTTTAGCATTATTGTAATATGTATCTGTCATAGTACGACATTTTTTAAACAATACTTCAGTCATCGCATAGAATGACTTAGGACTTAATGCTAAAAATTCTTTGCGTTCACTATGATAAAAATTGATCATTTTTTCTTAAATTTCCTTTCAAATTTTGGAGTTATTCTCATAACTAGTTTTAACTTAGCTGGATCTAGTTTTACAAACTCCTTTGCTGCGTAATCTACTATTGTGCTGCTTTCTATATTACTTATACCATCACAATACGCAGGTTGACCACTGCTTAATGTAAATCTCTTTTGGTTATAAAGTATCTCATGTAGAGTTACCCCTAATTGGAAATATACTTCATCAGCTCTTCTACCCCTATTCATTCCAACTGAATCTTTGTTAATTTCACATTTGAATTCGGCTGTTTCAAAGGCAGTTTTTAAGGTTGGTTGTATCATATCAAAGAAGTCTTCTACCCCAACATTATTAGGAACCATTAGATCGGTATACTCACTTTTTATCATTAATACTACCATATGTTTTCCAACTTCTTTCCATATAATTTTACACATTCTGCATTAGTATCCCTAGCAACATTCATTGCATTTAATCCTAATTCCTGTTTTAGGATAATAGCTTGTTTACAGAATGTATATACAGCTTTAAAATCTTTAAGTTTAAAGTTGTAGTATTTACAAGCTTCTTTTAATACAAGATTTTCATCACCTCTAGCGAATGTTACATTTAGAATATGACTTCTATGCATTCCAGTAGATGATGTAAAATAAAATCCATATACATCTTTCTTATTCATTACCTTTGCTATAACCTTAGCAACCTCCACCATCATATTCTTTGGAGAGTTTTGATATTCAATAAAATAATATCTTTTATCTAACAAAACAAAAGCTTTGATCAATCCTTGTACAAACATTTCTGGCTCAAATGTATAATCCTGAATTCTTTCGACAGTATTCTTATTCTTATTCGTTACTTTTAATTTAAATCTAATCATTTTCCCTGTACCCCTTTTTATTATTCTACTACAAACTTTGGTTCCCAGAATCTTTTCATATCTTCACCATAATAATACACTATAATGGATTTAATATGATTTTCTAAGAATTTAAAATCTCCTTTTACGAAATACTTCTTAGAATAAAGCACATCATAAAATCTTTTGAAGTGGGTTTTAAAGAACTCAAAGAATTCTTCGCTTAATACTTTTTTAATAAGTTCTCTTCCATCCGATTCTTCTAATGATATAGAATCAAAGATGATATGACCATAAATAAAACTCCCATCAAATAGAATTTGGCCTAGATAATTTGCTACTTTGGTTACCATTGTATCAATGAAGTCATATTCATCGATCAATGTTCCATCTCTTTTAAAACTATCTGCTTTAAAAGCGAATGATAACATCTGATTTTGTAAATAATATACCATTTGATCTGCATTTAGATATAGATCATTGCAATCTAATATCCTCCTAGAGTCTAAAATATTACATACAAACATTTTATTTTTCCTCCTTAAAATTAATATATAATACTTCATAATTATAGTATATAATTATAGCTGAAATTGTCTTGACATTTAGATGAGGTGGTATTATTCTTTCCTTTGTTTAAATAATAAGCCTTTGTTAACTTGTTACTTTTAACTATTACTCTCCTTAAAAGTAAAATACCTCCTTAAAGAGTTGCTTGCTTACTCTGAGGGACCATTCACAATTGGCAACACTTTTGTGGATCAGAAGAACTTTTTCATTATAATACCTTACGATTAATTCTAATACTTTTCAAAAATTAACCTATAAAAAATAATACCACTTCAGACTCTAGTCAGATTATCTGACTAGAGTTCTTTTCATGCATAGTAACCCAGAAAAATACCTTTAAAAACAAAAAAATAAAGGCGGATATTAACCGCCAGGAATTGATCCACCTTTATTTTTTGAAGACTTCTAACGATTAATATTAATATAATTCGTCGTCATCATCTTCTGTTTTTTCAATGTGTTTGATGCGATTAAACGTACGTTTGAAGTCAGCTTCAGCTTTTGCCTTTGCTTCTTTGCGAATCTTTTCAACTTTTGCTTCATCTTCGATTTCTTTAAATGCTGTATTTAAAGAAGTCTTGTAGTCAATGTTAAAATTCTTGATCAAAGATTTTACATTTAATACTAAACCTTTAATTGTACAGAAAATAGAATTTACTGTATAAGAATACTTTTCATATACCCCAACAGCAGCAAGCATCAACTTTTCATGACTTTCAAAGTCAATGGTAGTTTTACCACCATCTTTACAAAGACCACTATATTCGAAATGCCCAGCGGAGTTTCCTTCGCGGTATTTCTTAGTCAAATCTTGCATTTTTAATTTCTTTTCAAAATCAAACTTTGCCATTAAGTTAGCCATAGCCATAGATTCTTTTTCGCTGAATGTGATTTGAAATTTCATTTTTGTTCTCCTTTTTAAATTAATATAGTAAAATGAAATGATATGAATAGATTCTCACTTTCTTATCCTCTATTCACTATTATAGTATACAACTGAAATAATCGAATTTTACAAAAAAGAATAGGGGTAGGGAAATTAATCCCTACCCCACATTTGGTGTATCACAGATATTTTACCATATATTCTAGTCTAATTCAGTCTTAGGCTCATTTCTAAATGGTGCTAAGAATGCTTTTATATCTCTAGGAGCTTTCTTACCTTTATGATCATGATTGAATGCAATAGGGCATTCTCCTTTCTTGATCTTAGGTTTATTAACCTCAGCCCATACTTCATGTTGAGCATTAAGGAATTTCTTAGGTTTATCCATAAAGAATGGATCAAGAATACTAGGAGCTGTTTTCTTCTTATTCAATGGATAGAATAATGCCTTAGCAAGCTTTTGATAATCCAAAGATACGATTACAGACTTATTATCCGTCAAGGCCTCATTGAGGGTTAAGATCTCATACTTAGCGTCGGGATTTGACCAATCAGGCATCTCTAATCTGCTCGTGTCCGCACAAATCTGAGAGGCCATTATTGTTTCTAGATGGATAGATTGACATTTTACACCACCTTGGATAGCTGCATCTTGTAATGCTTCTACAATTGTATCTTTATCATAAGATTTAGTAACAGCTTTCTTATTAATTGTATCTGTAAAGATATCAAGAGATTTACCCAAGTCATTATTTTGGATTTTCAATAAGAATAATTCAATATCCTGTAATTCATTCAATGGAATATCTACATCGATATTATCAATGACGATATCTTCATCTTCAATAGCTTTAGAAATCATAGCAGCTAATTTATTAGAAATATACAATTTCTCATCAATAGGATTTCCATCTTCTCCTACAGCTGTTATCTTTGTATATACTTCATCATCTGGAGTAATAATTTCAAAGCTATTGATAAATTGATCTACGAATGGACCATCATCTTCAGATGCATGCATATCATCAGAGAAGGATCTATGTTTGAAGAATTCATCATCGTTTTCTAATTGAATATCTTGTGTCTTGATTCTAAGCTTCCAACCAGACATTTGTTTATTCTTAAAGATATCTTCTTTAAGAGAAATTTCATTTACATTTGCTACTTCAAAGAAGTCATTGAATTGAGGAACCCATTTGATAATCTTGATAACAGTTTCCAACAAATGTTTAGCGGATAAACGTTTTTGAGTATATTGGGAAGTGATCAATTCTGTAGCAATACGGCCAATAGAAATATCTTTGTTTGTATGACCTAGATCACCATAACACTTATAGCATACACCATGTCCTTCTGCATGAGATTTACAAGTAATAGGACTTCTTAACCAAATCTTTTGTCCTATTAAACCATAATCGGTTCTCTTGATCTTAAATTCAAGACCATATCTTTCAAAGCGGAAATATCTATCATCAAGCATTGAAAGATGTTTCTTATCCTTAACTGTAATATGAACAAAGTTCTTTGTGCCACAGTCATAGTTCTTATCTGGATGAATATGGGTATCCATATTATTCAAACCTAGAATACGGGAGAAACCACCAGATTCACCAACGTTCTTTTTGGAGATGATTTGTGCTACACGAGATGCACCATTATCAATATATTGCGCAACAAGATTATTCAAACCGCCATTGATATAAGAGCTATTGATAATATCATGATAGATAGAACCTTGCCCATCTGGTTTGGTACCGATATTAATATTGTTTTCTTTATACTGTCTAATATTAATACCCTCTTGAGCACCGAAAGCATATTTAAGACAATGGTCATAACCAACGATCTCATTAGATTTCATGATATAATTATCTATAGCATCATGAACCAATTCCATACCTTTATCTTTTACTTCACCAATAGGAACATTGCTAAGATCGGCATGTAGTAGATTAAAGTAATCTTCACTCTTTTGCATGATATCAATGTCATCTTCTAAGTTTAAAGTGTTTGCTAAGAATAAAGCAAATTCATCAATATAAGAGAAATGATATACTGTATCAGCAATAGCATTATTAAGCAACTTATTTTCAATAGAGATCTTATTCGGATCGATTATATTCTTATCGATATATGCTTTGATAGCATCGGCAGTAGTGAATTTCTCAAAAAATAAGTGCTCTGGTTTGATAGTTTGTTCTATATATACTATCGGGAACCACATCATGAGATTCAATAAATAATCCATGATATTAAGTTCAACCGATAGACTTTGATTTCCTTCAAAGAAAGGTTCTATAAACAAACCTTGTACTGCTGGCATTTCAATACCATCTCTTAAAATATTTAATATTCCTTGAAAATGATGATTCCAATTATCTCTCGTTATGGCACGAGTATCAATTTTTAGTTTCCCTTTTTTCACTAATTCCGCATAAATGTAATAATTAGTGAAGTTACTAACGGATTGCATTTCTTGCATTTTGTCCTCCTTAAATTAATCACTTTTAACCTTATAAGGTTGTAAACGTGATTGTATAAATCTACTACCACTTTTATAGTGTATATTTAAAATACAGATTGACACAAAAAGGTAGACTACGGAAATTAATCCGTAGTCTTATTGTGTAGATATTTTTAGATTTAAGAGGTGGTCAATATTTAGGTATTAGCGACCAATTTTGTTGAAGTTGAAAGCGTCTGGAGTTAATTTGATAAGACGTTTTTGAGATTGCATTGCATCACGACGTACGCGGTTAGCATATTTAGTGTAGATCTTTTTCAACAAACGGCGTTCATTAACACGGTTTTTACGAAGTGCTTCCCAATCAGCATCACCTTGTTCACGAGCCATTTGAATGGATGCCAAGTGAATACGACGGTTCAAATCATCTTTACGAGTCATTTTAACTACGGAACGACGACCCAATACACCAGCTTCTACCAAGTTTTGGAAATCAGCGGATTCAGTGTAAGCACTAAATTCTTCGTCAGTCATACGGTTCATTTGATCGATCAACATGTTTTCCAACAAAGCGTCTTGATCAACAATACCAGCACCATGAGATTCAACTACAGGTTCATGGGATTCATTAACTACGAATCCTTCGTTTTTGTCAAATAACATAATTCTTTTACCTCCTAGGATAGTAAATTGTTAATAAAAGTTGAGTTATAACTCTAAATGTGTGCGATATATGTGCTCGCACAAGGAGTTTACCAATATGTTCCTCATATCAAATGCATAAACACTTATCTAGTTATATACTATTAAAATGTAGTAGGATTTAAACACCTTAATAGGCAATAAATATATAGAGGAGGAAACTAAATGCAAAATAATATTGATATGCCGAAAGGTATAACAATTCAAAAATATAAAGAGACAATGCTTTATGTGATGGAACGTGTATGTCCTAAACTATCTAGAATGGAAATACTAGATGCTATTGATTATAGTATCAATAAAAGATATAAAGCTGGTACTGCTAGATTGCATAATAACTACACAAAGACTGAAGTTAATATGGATTTCATTAAACTAGCAAATGATCTTCTTAATAAGAAGGCAATCATGACAACAGAGGGTGTATTGTTTGGTAAACATGGTTCTGTAAAGAATCCATTCTACAATTTAATTCAGTATCTAGCAGATAAACGTGATGAAGCTAAAAAGGAAATGAAGAAATATCCTAAAGGATCTGAGCAGTTTAATGCATGGAATCTTAAACAGTTGAATTATAAAGTATCTGCAAATGCATTGTATGGTTGTGCCGGTCAGTATAGTAGTATTTTCTATAACCTTTATCTGTGTACCGCGATAACTGGTCAAGGTCGTGGTTGTATTTCCGCATCAATTACAATGTTCGAAGGTCTTCTAGGTAATAATATGAGATTTGAATCTCTTACAGAAGTATTGCAGTATATTGATAATATTGTAAATGACCAGAAAGAAGAACGATTCTCTAAGTTCAATGATTGGGATGTATTGGATAGAAATATCACAGTGGAAGAATGTTATCTTCGTATTATGGATATTTGTGGTACTAAAAATTGGATTCCATCTCAAGAAGCAAGAGAAGCTATTTGGAATACTATCTGTAATCTAGATCAAAGATGCATCAACATAGTTTATTATAAGAATAACTTATATAAATTCTGTGAGAATAGAAGAGTTATCAATCTAATTCTTCAAATGCTTACTAAGATGGAAGAACCATATCTAGATCCAAACAAAGTTCCAGAAACTATTGATTATGAGCTTAAACTATTTAAAGATTTAGTCTTTGAATATATCTATTACCGCCATATGTTTATAGATAAACTTCCTAGAGTATATGAAATGCAACGTGATATTGTATTGATTACAGATACAGATTCTTGTATTATATCTCTAGATGAATGGTATCAATTTGTATTGAAATATACAATTGGTATTCCTATGAAGATCAAATATACTCAAGCTCAAATAGATGAAGAGTCTGATAAGCTTATCATGCAATACAGAGGTAATGAGCCTAAATATGAATATGACTTCTATGATAGTAAGTTAGTAGAGGCTAAGAGGAAGAAATATCCATTAGTTGTTATTGAAGAAGACTCTCTAAGGTATAGTATTGTAGATATCATGTCTTATGTAGTAAGTCAGCTTATCTTAGACTATATGATTCTATTTAGTGAAAACTATAACACATATGCCGAAGATAGGGATTGTTTGCTCATCATGAAGAATGAATTCTTATTCAAATCTCTATTACTTACAAAGGGTAAAAAGAATTACTCCACTCTTCAATTAGTTCAAGAAGGAAATCTAATTCCAGAAGATAAACAAATGGATATCAAAGGTATGCCAATGAGTAAAGTTGGTACCCCAGAATCTACGGCTAAGAGACTAGAGCAAATTCTAGAGTATGATGTATTAAGAAACTCATTCATAGATCAAATAGATTTGGTTAAGAAATTTACTGTATTGGAAAGAGAAATTTATGAATCTCTAAAAAATAAAAGTAAAGACTTCCACAAACCTGCTCGTATCAAATCTATGAACTTCTATAAAAATCCAATGGCTGTTCAAGGTATTAAAGCCGCTTATGCTTATAATACTATCAAAGATAGATCCGAAGAAGGTATTAATCTAGAAGAACGTAATAGTGTTCTTATTATTAAGACTAATCTTACTACTAAGAATATTAATGAGATAGCAAAATCTCATCCAGAACATTGTATGAGGGCTAATGAACTATTAAAAGATCCAAACTATAAAGCCGGTATTACATCTATAGCTATCCCATCCAATATCGATATCCCTGACTGGATAATTCCATTCATTAATTATACGGATATCATTCAATCAAATCTAAGAAACTTCCCATTAGAAGAGCTTGGTATTAGTAAGATGGATAGTAAGAATGTAACTCATACAAATATCCTTCAATTTTAGGAGGTCATAATGCTTATAGGAATAGAAGCAGAAGTTATGGCAGGAATTATAGCTAAGAAGATTATCAATGCGTATAATTCTAAACTTGAAGCTGAGGTTAAAATAGCATTAGATTCTATTAAGTGTTTAGTAACAGAATCTGAGTCAGAAACAGAAGTGTTGAATATACTTAGAAATAAATATAATATGAGATTAGTATTTAAAAAAGTACATGATAGTGCTACTACTCATACATATATTGCATTGGAATATAAAGATTTAGCATTTAGAATAGAATAAGGTAGAGAGGGATAACCCCTCTCTACAAATTTTTGTATAATTATATACTATAATTATGAAGGACATACTTCAAATATATGTGATTGAATTTATACGTTAATATTTTTTATTTTGGAGGTAGCGAAAATGATCCAAACACAAGTAAGTTTTAAAGAAATGGTAGGCCATTCAGGAGAAGTATCTGGATTTATCATTCCTGAATATTCAAGAAAGACTTTATATCGAAGAACAAAAAGTGGAGATAATAGAATTATTCCATCTCAACATTTTACAATCTTTGCAAGTTCTGTAGAAGATAAATGTATCTACGAATCTGAAGATGGTAGAAAGATTTATATCAGACCACTATTAGATCCAAAAGATAAAAGAAATGAAAAAGTTCCTGCTATTATGAATTCTTTAGAAAAAGGATTTAAGCTTCTAGGATCTGAACTTCTTACATATTTAGATTTTAGATATAATGAAGATGAAAGTCGTATTAAATACAATGATTATCATCTAATCGTTGCAAATAAATTACCTTATTTGACTCCAATTATCTTTATGAATTATGGACCATCTGATCAGGTAGTGGTAGGAAGTTTAGGAGATATTTTCTTTGATACTTGTAGTGATCGTATCGTTAGTGAAGATGAACCTTGGGCATTTGTTCATGATGATATAAAACCAGAAATGATTGGATATTCTAAATTTGGTAAAATGCTTTCTAATGAAGAATATAAAATAGAAAGCTTCTCTGATTATGAAGATGATATTAAATTACATATTGGAGAAAAAATGTATATTCGATCCTTCTTAGTAAATCAAATTGAAGGCAGTTGGGATTTCCCATGTGATAGAGGTTATAAGAATTTTGTTTTATCTAGATTATATAAGAGATTAGAATATGATGTATTATCTAATTCTTTCAAAGAACTAACTAAATTAGAACAAAATAGAATTCATGACTTTATCGCTGTTGATGAAAATGAATATTTCAGTGATGATATCGATTTGACCAATCCAGAATTCAAAGGATTTGATAGAAGACCTCTATTTAAGTTGAACGAGTATGATAAAATGACTATCGGTAAGTTATCTAATAATATCAGCAATGAATATTTAGATGCAGTTGCATCTGTTTTACAAGAGCATCGATATGAATTAAAAAATGCGATTGCTAGAATTATATTAAGAGGATATAATGATACTGATGGTATGAGAATCATCGATGTTCCAGATCAAGAGGCTTTTGATAATTTAGAATTGTATTTGGCTAGGGTAAGTCATATTCCTTTGACATCAACTATTGAAAATAGTATCAAAGATCTATCAGATGATACTAACTTTACTCATGTTGTTCTATTAAAAACATGTGATCCTACAGAAGATGATTTTGGTCCAGTATATATTCCATTATTTAAAATCAGAAGTTATAATTATAAAATTGTAACGGATATTGAGGATAAATTACAAGATACCTTTATCAATTATCCAAAAGAAGCATCATTTAGAACAATGGTAAAATATGATACATTAAAAGCATTAACAGGATTCTTCTCTGGAATGATTCCTAATATCAGCGGAAGAACTCCTATGACTCTTGATAAAAGAGCGGCTGTATTATTAAGTGATAATACTTTATACATTTCAGACTTTACTAAATCAACTAGTATAACTAGATGGTCTGTAGTAACTGAAACTGATGAGTATTTGATTTATGGTAATATTAATGCATTAGATGTTGGGTATATGCCTGAGTTAATAGTAGATGCTGTAAGTATAGATAAAAAAGATTAGAATTTGAAGGGCAGTGCAAGTTATGAATGAATTTATTACAATTAATTTAGGAGGATACCCAGTACGGGTATCCTCTTATTCTCGTCTCTTACATCGTGAACAAGGAGATGATATAAATGGTTTTGAACCATTGAGTGATTTTGGTTACAATTCCATTTTATTCCATAATCTAGGTTTTAATACAGCCCCAATTGGATTGCAATGGATTGAATCTGGAAAGCCTATTGAATGGATAGCCAAAGAATCTAATAATGTATTAGATATTCCTATGACAAAAAATAAGCTAATGCTATTAGGACCAACAAGTCTATTAGACTTAATGCGTATTGTAAGATTATGGGGAGCTGGTCATGTAGAGAATGGTAATATTTTAGACTATATCCATTCTTTCCAATTACCAGAACCAGATCAAATCAAATACCTAATAGAAAATGGTTATAAGGTTTCTAGGAAACCGATTATTAGGAAGAAAACAGATAGTTGGTTGACTTCCAATATCGAGATGAGAAGATTGTACAATATCAATCCAAATGTAGATGAGGAATATTATGAGAACTGCTTCCGTAATTATACTAAGTATTTTAGAGAAGCAATTATAACAAATCCGATTCCTTTATTTGTAGCTTCTATTATCGATCCAGACTTCTTATTTGGATTGATCAGAGAATCTGAGATTCAAGCTGCCAAGATTGTTAATGCTCAAAAATATGATGATATTGCAGCTCTTAGAAAAGATGAAGATATGTTTGATGAGTTCGTCAAAGTATTTACAGTCTTTGAGGAACAAGTAAATGAAATGTATGCTCAAGAAGGAGCATTTGCATTTACTAAAGATCTTAGAAACTCTATGGAATTCGTTCCATCTGGTAGCGTGTCTATGATGTATAGAACTCATAAGGCTGCTATGGAAGATACAAAGGCAAATAAGTTCTATAAACTTATTAGTGAAGACGATGTTATTGCAGACTTATCTATGGTATCTGATTATACCGATAATGAGCTAGTAGAGAATGATAGACAAGAAATCTTTAAATATATTGATAAGAAATCTCTTCCTACATTCTTGACTGATATGGTTACAAAAGAAGATGGATCTAAGGTTCAGTCTGATGCATACAATGCAGTTATGATTAGATTGAAAAGAATCATTACTTGTCTTAAAGTAAACTTCCCAGACATGTTTGATTCTAAAGATAAAATGATCATAACCAAACCATTCTATATGGATGAGAATAGATTTGCACTATATAGTAAAGTAACTAATGAAGTTATTATTGCTACTAATGATAGAAAGATCTATATCATGAGTCCTAAGAATGCTATCGATCTTTATAAGTCCTTATATAATACAAAGGTACTTTTAGATCCAAAAGAGATCCCACCAGAATGCTCTCCAGCAGCTCCTAGAATGAAATTAATTGGTGAAAAGAATGAAAATGTTCCACCAGTAGTTTCTGAGCCTATTCCAACTGGTAAACTAGTCAATGAAACTTATCAAACTCCTCAGTATGATAATGTAATAGGTGGCTCTGGAATACAGGTTGATGAAGATGGTATGATAGGAATTAATATCTCCAATTACGTTGAGCAATAGAAAATAACAAGAAGTCTGACCTCTAAATAACTAGAGGTCAGATATTCTGTTTTGAAAATTATTTGAGGGTGAAGGGGAGATATTTTTTATGCTACCAGCAGATGAACGACGTATGAAAGAGGTCGTATTATTATATAATAAAGTTCAGGATAAGATTATGTTTTTAGGAATGAATGCGATTCTTAAAATGAACGTGGTTCTATATACTGGCGGATATATGGATCCAAACAAAGGTAAGAAATATTATTATGGAGAAGTAAAATATACAGATGATGAAGGCCTTAATAAAAAGAAGATAAACAGAAATTTTGATGCTTATCTTACTATAGAAAATATTAAGCCTACAGAAGCTGGTACAAAAGAAAATATTATAATTAGAGGTGCTCAATTAGAATTAATGAGATTAACTCTACTTCCAACTTTAGAGAAGATTGTGTTGCAACCAGAGTTGTTTTATGAGTCTAGAAACAAAAAATTATATTTAGGAGAAGCACCAGCAACAACTATTGAATGTGGTAATAATAAATTCTTATTATTTGCTCCAGGTATTCATAAATTATATAATGAAGATCTACAGCCTTGTGTAGATCTATATTTAAGTAATGAAACCAATATATCTAGTATGAGTTTCAATACTGTTTTACAATTTATGAATTTCATTAGAACCTTTTCTATTTATCAATATGCTTGTACTATGATAAACTTCTTACCAAGACCAACTCCTGGATATAATATGTTTGATATGAGTCTTCCATCAGAATCTCCATCATACTTCGATACACACAAGAATAAGAGAATGCAGTAATTGCATTCTCTTAATTTCTTTTTTGATTATATACAATAATTGTGATCATAATAATTTTAAAGTTTAAAGATATATAGAAGAGAGATAGAAAGGATATTTCTATGGATCATATTGATATTCTAAGAATGATTGTAACCGCAATCATAATGAATTTGGTTAGAATACTAATCGATTTCATTGTTATGAAAATCAAAAAGCATCTGTGATTAACATCCATTTCTATTGGATAAAGGTAAATACCTCCATTGTATATAATCAGTGTTTCATTTACCGATCTCTTTTCTATATATCTTTATAAATAAGTTATATATCTAATTATCTATTATTTTTTTTTAGTTAATCGTCATCATTGCTGGTTGATTTCTATTAGCAGCAGATACGAATGTATTATCAAGCATTTCTACGATCTGTTGTCTATCTCTAGCTTTTTCTTCTAATGAAGATAACTTCAAATCTACGTTAGCATATACTGTTTCTAAGTTATCATACATCTTTAATTGTTCATATAAGAATGTAGCAACGTCAGCAGTAGCCAATCTTTCAAATGTTTCCATTTGAGTAGGAGGGATTGTTTTAAGATTATCAGCATGCTTTACAAATAAGGAGATAGGAACTCTTTGGAATTTAGTTAGGAATGAAGCTGAGATAGCTACATTTAATTGGATCTTATTAGGTGGGATCCATTCTACATAAATACCATTAGAGAATGCAGATACATGGTCAGCCATCATAGTAATATCAGCATAGGTTCCAAAGTCTACAGAGCTGGTCATCATATCATAAGTATTTACACCACCATATGTAAGACCTGGGAAATGAGCAGACCATCTATGCCAGTCAATATCTCCACAACCTAGAATAGTTTGACTTTCACAAATAGTTTCGTCAATTAACCAATAATCACCCTTTTGATTTTCTGGTCCTAACGTATAAGGAACTTTATTTGGAAAGTATCTTGAGAATGTATCTAATGTTTCATTACAGATTACATCTCTAGCCCATACGTCTTTAGAGAGATAATCTGGTAAATTCATTTGACTTGTACCTAAACGTCTTTCAATCTTGTTAAGAAGTTTAGTCATTTCATTTGCCATTGGCATATATTTACACTTCCTTTCTTACGGAATATTTTCTATTATCCTAATGTGGAAAGGCTATAAATGAAAAAAAATAAAGACTAGTATTAAACTAGTCTTTATATGCTGGAATCTCACCATGATGGTTGAGTTTCCATTCAGTGTTGTATTTTGCTTGTTGTCCTTGTTGGACAATTTTCTGTTGTTGTTGGATGGCAGCTTCTTCTGCCATTTTGTTTTCATGTATATTCTGCACTACTCCAATAGCGATTACTAATACCATACCAATCATCATTAATACATAGCTATTAATATACTTTTTCATAATTTTTTATTCTCCTTATTATATAATAATATACATATTCACCATTATAGTATACAATCAAAAATCCGAACTTTATCAAAATATTGAAAGGTAAGACTTTAATATAAATCCAATATAAGTATATTAATCATTCCAGGAGGTAATCAAAATGGAAGATTGGAAAATTAGACTGATAGATGAGCATATTGCTCTCAAAGAACGTGTTTCTAAACTAACTAAGTTCTTAGATGAAAATAAAGATCATGAAGATTTTGATATTCTTAGTAGGCAACTAGTTGCTATGATGGATTATCTAAAAGCTTTAGAAGAAAGAATTAAAAAACATTGCCACTAAAATATTCCCCATAGCTATAACAGCTATGGGGTTATTCTTATCTTAAAATTTCAATGCCATAAATAATACTGTTAACTTGCATTTCTTAGATTTCTTATAGATATCATACTTGACTAAGAATCTATTAGCACCTTGGCTATTTAGATTATCTCTAATCTCCATAGTAGTAGCATCGCCTTTAGCTATATTGAGCATAGATTTATTTACATAACTCATATACTCAAAGTTTCTATTTCCATTAGAATCTTTAAAGGTAAAAGCAAAGATACCATCAGATGCTTTGAAGTTATTCATTATATTTTGAAATTCTTCATCAGAATCTAAATCATAATCCTTTAAAACTGTTCTACTATATTGATCCTCAAAAGCATAGAATGAATAATAATTTACATACTTCAAAACTTCTGTAGCAGGAATGGCATTCATTTGTGCAAAGATATCTTGTTCTGTTGTAATAACCTTATTTGTATGAGGTTGTCTTTCATTATGAACAACGTGTTTGGTTTGAGTTTTGATATAATGGCATGCTACGAATGGTTGGCCATTCATATCATATTGTTTCAAACCAAGAATAAGGTTATTAGTTTCTAACCCATTATCTTTAATAGATTTAAAGAATGGATTTAGATCTTTAGATAAGAATGCAATATTATGCAATCCTAAATCTCTAGGAAGAATATGAATCTTATCTTTTATCTTTTCAAAATATCCTATAGTAGCTACAGAGTTAAAACTTATACCGCATATAGAAGTATCTGGAGAAGACTGTAGTAACCATGCTGGAATAATAGTTATCTCAGACTTTAGGTTTTTAGACTCATCTAATGCTGCATAGAGATTAGCAGAATCTATAGTGATTTCAAATATTCCATTATTAATCATTATAATTCTTCTCCTAATCTCATAATCATACCATCTACTCTATTTTTAACCCATTCAGGAATAGGTCTTTGAATTCCTATTACCCTATTAGGATTTATTAGATTAACAACAGATCTTCTATTATCTGCAATTCGTTTAAACTCATTAATGTCTTGCATACACTCTTCTACATTTGCCAATCCTACCCATCTATGGCAGAACTCAATGTAGTTATATGATGCTAGATTCTCTGTAAATGTACCACCAGTACTTAGTTTCAAATAAGATGGATCTTGGAATGGTGCATCATCAATAAAGATCTTACCTACTTGAGTATTTGGAGCCATATTAAATTCTTGCATCAAAGATGGATATAGACGTTTATAGTCGAAGTCATTACCATTGTTAAATTTAGATATATAAATACCATTTGCTTTAACACGATTCTTATTACTAATCTTAGTAGCCTCTGCAACAAACGCACCAGCAAACTTCTCTGTAGGCTTCTTACCAAATCTATTTACATTATTACCCATAATAACACCTTCATGGTGTTTATAGAATTCAGCACCTTTTGTAGATAGATAGTTAGTTTGTCTAAAGATCTTTTGATATGGAGTATTCATTTCAATTACGTTGTTAAACATGTATTTGAAATCTTCTGTTTGAGCTTCAATACAAGCCTGAACAACAACGTCAATGATATTATATAACCAGAATGTATGGAAGTCGATATAAGGAAGCTTACCGATATCTGTTGTGATATCATGATAATCTAATTTTCTTACACCACATTCTAATCCACCAACAAAGTCCAATGCATAAGAGTCAATAGCTTTTTGACCTTTACGTCTAGATGCATATGATACCATTTGATCTAGATATACTGTTCTTGAAGAGATGAATGAATAATCACCTCGTTCTTGAGGATCATTTTGATTCTTTTCATCTACAAAATATTCACAGAACTTGATAGGAATATCTTGATCACAAATAAGATCTTTTGGATCTATATTATTAGCCTCTAATCGTGCAATAAGAGATGGAAGGTCATATGCGATATTATATGCTGCTGCAATATCTGGAGATAATTCATGAACTAAGTTAAAGAAAGCTATAATCATTTCAGCTTCTGTATCAAAGAACCCTGTTGATAATCCTACATTATCTAATTTATATTTGGATACTTTCTCTTTAGATCCTAAATCATATTCTATGAAATCTCTAACCTCTTCAGTATATTTATTGAAGTCTTCTTTCATACCGTCTTCTAATTCTTTAATCTGTGGGTTATTTGAATTTCTCAAGATGAAATTGTATAAAGTATTTGTCTTAGTAAAGTATGCTGTAATAGCATTTACAGGACACTCACCAATTGTGATAACATCTGGATTTAATGCATTGATAATATCAGATTCAATATCAAAGAATAAGATATCGATATTACATACAGGATTTTGATATAATTCTGCAAATACACTACGAATATAATTCAAGATATTCATATCTGCAGAGAAGGCTCTTGGATGGGCAAAGAATGCATCATTCATTCTATAATTTCCAGAATACATATTTTGTTTATAAAGATCTTCATTCCCAGTCTCTACTGCTATAGACTTTTTAATATCTTTATATTTACAAGTTACTGGATCTACTTTCTCTCTTTCAATAAAGTGAAGATTATAATCTGTTTGGTATTCTTTCTTCAATAGATACCAAGTATATTCTGGTTCATAATATACTCTAAATTCTTTTTTGCCAGTTTCATTATTTTTAAATATAATGATAGCAAAGTCTCTATCAAATCTACCAGTAGCTTCATTTCTAGTTGGTCTTTGATAGAATACGTTCATTATTGTTAAATTGGATCCCCTAGGATAACCAATTACCTCTTCTAAAGTCATTTATTTCCTCCTAATATTCAAATTCTATTATAAGTAAGTCTCCGAAATTCTCAAAATGAAATCGGTATGGGAATAACCCCATACCGACTTATTATATGATACCAAGACTCATCATAAGAACTCTAACAGCTAGAAATGTTGAGCTTATAAATAATACTCCCTGTATTATGAAGCATAATATTCCTATAGGGATAAAGTACCATTTTATTACTATTATCTCTTTTCTACCAAATCCACATATTTGTCTAATAGCACACTTCAATGCAACAGATACTACTGATATCCCATAGAAATATAATAAAGGCTTTTCAATATATTCTTCAAAATGAAGTTTTGGTAAGAATATTAGTGCCATTGTTACGACTAAGCATATCGTCCAATAGCATTCTGAATAATTATACCACCAGCTACTCACAACATTTCCTTCTTGCTTTTTCATTATAACACCCCTCAAAAATACAAAATAAATATTCTACTTATAGTATATATAAAGATTACAACCTCTATACTACAAGAAAAAATAACTCCTAGTCTATAAACCTTTATAGAACTATTAAAAGTACCATACCTTTGTAAGGTATCCATACTATCACTAAATATAATCCCTACAGTTCCTATTAATATAATAAAGATTGTTCCTAATATTCCTATATCATCTGTTATCATTAACCCTATTATATTTAATAGAGTGATAATTGCAAAGAATAATAAATGCATATTTCTATCTCCCCTTGATAATATAGTGCATTAATAATATTACAAAGAAGTCAAATAGATATATACACAATTATAGTATACAACTGAATAGTTATTTTAAAGGTTCTGACAGGTTAGTAAATAATTTTCCCATGATATTATAGAAAATATAAGGAGTTGAACTCTTATGGCTAAAGAAATAGTTACATTCGTCACTGTAGAAGACGATCATGATGAAGATAGAACTTATGGTTTCAGTTCTAATAATGTAATAGATGAAAGTAAAGTTGTAGAAGCTGAGATTATCGATTCTACAGAACAAAAGATCTCTAAACGCAGAGGTCCAGGAAGACCTCCTAAAGATGGTTCCAATGTAATCACTTATACAAACTTTGATGATGATGGCAAGAAGAAATCTTCTGGTAAGAATTCTGTAGTAAAAGAATTTGAAAAGGGTTATGCTGATAACAGTAAACTTCTATATGGTGCTATTGCTCAAACTGAAATGATTTACAATAGCATCGAAGATGAATTGAATCATTTCAGAGCAAATAGAACGTATGGTGGTAAGATGCGTCTTCAACATATGTCTAACTTTATGAATACACAAGTAACAGTATTGAATACTAAGATTGCTGCTGTTAGAGAACTTAACTCTACTCGTAATAAAATCAATGATCTTGTTCTTAAAAGAGAACAACAACTCAAAGATGTTAAAGATGAAAATTCTGATAAGGTTATTACTGATGCTTACTATGCATTGCTTAACGCTCCTAGATATGGATTGCCTACAGTTGGTCAAGCATTAGCTCCTCAATCTATCAATACTGGTGTAAATCTATCTGGCAATATTATTGAGACAGCATCTGTTGGTGGTGGTGTAGCTCCTACAACAGTTAATATGAGTGATATCGTACCTGCAAATGCTAATAATATTATTCCTGCAAATAATGAAGATCAAGCATTTAATGATTATATTGGAAATCTAACTCCTGTTCAAAGAAAGATGATCTCTGAAAAAGATCCTAATATTCAAACAGTAGTTATTTATAACCAAGCTACTGGTACAAAATACTTCGATGTGGTAAATGTACAAACAGGTCAATCTGTTCCTGGTATTCAAAGACCTGGTGAGTTCTTATTAGATGATATGAGAATTGACCAAAGAAATGGTAGAGCAGTAAACTCTAATGCTAATATGAGTTTCCCTCTAGTAATTGTTGGCTCTAGAGCTATGGATGAATTATAATAAACAAAAAATATGGAGTAAGGGATAATCCCTTACTCCAATGATTTTATAAAATACTGTATTTAGGAGATTCGGTAACATCTGCTCCGTAATAAATATAGAATCCATACCCTCTAGATTTATATTTGTTAGCAAAACAGATTAGATCATATAATTTACCAGGAGTTACTGCAATAGTGGTATAAGGAACATCTTCATTTCTTTTCCCACCATTAACATATGTATCGAATGGTATTATTCCAAATGATAATTTATCTGTATCAAACCAGTTATTGTATTCAGTATCACTCATACCAATACCAGTAACAACTAAGTCCTTAGCAGCAAAATGATTAACATCATCTTTTCCAACTTTATAATGGAGACCTTTTACGTTTAAGTGTGATACCTCACCGCCATCCCAATCACTTGAAATACCGCCAGCCTTATCAGATCTATCATTTCTCAAATCATAATTTTCTCTATTGTAGAATTCAAAATCATTATTTATTGTTTTGAGTTTTTTAATACCATTACTAGCATTTCTTAATGGACTTCTTTCATCACTATCAAAATGCCATGTAAAATATACTCTTACTTTAGAAAGTTCTTTAGGGAATTTGATTTTCTTTCTACGAATACTAGCTTCTGCTTTATGATCATGAATATCATATAAAAGTTTACCACCCTCTGGAGCCCATGATACATTCATAGGAATCATACCAACTATAAATTTATCCAATACAGCAGGGGTTGCAGAAATGGTCATATCCTTAGTAGGAATACCTCCAGTATATGATAAAGTTCCTATTCTATAATAGATAAAGGCCCCATTATTATCTTCAGTATTTAACGGTACTATTTTTACACCAATCTCATCTCCACCCATGATTTCGAAATTAGATGTATATTCTTTGCCTTTATAAGTAACAATGATCCTTTGATTATCAGATTGAACTATATTAATCTTGAATCTATTAATATAATTAAAGTTACCTTTAATCTCAACAGGATATTCTAATTCTTTTTTTGCTAACTCAAATCCTTTAGAAGTTAAGATAATTTGACCAGCACCATCACCTAACCAGTTTTTATCGTAGGTTAATTTAACTGGAATGAATTTGTGAAGAGGATCAGAATCTTTCATATTAACAGAACCGAATATAATAAGATCTTTATCGTATCTATATGGATCTTCAGTATATCTATGACCATTAATAAGTTCATTGAATTCAAATGGATTTAAATCAGGAACATTGACTCTTTGCTCTGTGTCTGTTACGATATTATAACTATTATACATCATATTCAAACCAGGAGAGAAGTCTAGATCATTTCCATCATATTTAGATTTTACATACACCATACCAGTGAATGTTTTAGCAACGTTTATATGATATGGAAGAGTTGTAATAACACAACTCATTTCACCACCAGCTAGATATCTAATCCCATAATTATAATAATACCAATAAGTCATTATATCATTATTATCATATAGAGTTGGATATCTTAGAGGCTGATTATCTGGTTCTCCAAAGTTCCCTATTACATAACCATTACCAGTAAATGCTTCTGGAACTGCTTTGATAAATAGGTGATATACTTCATCTTTGGAATTAAAGAATAACTGTTGTTTTTCACTAGATACAAATGTTCTAGTATCATCAGGATATCCTAAGAATTCTTTCAAATCTGCTTTCATAAATAACTTATGATTTGTATATACAGATATCTCTTGTTCTTTAAGATCTATCATCAAACCAATTATATCTGGCTGCATAGGAGGTATAGGATTGTAAACAGTTCTTATAGGATAATGGATTTCTTTATCCCCTAACTGAACGTTCGCATAATGATATTGATATATCTTATGCCATAGATCAACGGAGAAAGACTTATTTCCTATCTCTTTTTTACCCATATAATCATTAGTATCTTTTACTTTAGTAATACCAACAGTTAATGGTATACCAGTATAACCATTATCCATAGGAGCTTCTTTACATTGTATTTCAAAATAAATCTTTTGATCTACAGGAATAGGATATGGTAGGAAAGCATGGTCTACTGGATCTTGATGTTCAGAATCTATAACAAAGGCATCATTATTATCTGGATCATATAATTGAGATGGACCAAGATTAGGTTGGATATAGGTATCTCTTAAATGAGGATTTGTAAGAGGAGCATATTTATTCTCTGTTTTGATATTAGCAAGGAAATCAGTTCCTATAGATCTTCTATTAGCATAGTAGTAATCTACTTCGTCATTACCAGTTGTAAATTGCAAAGTACCTACAAGGTCCTTTTTCATTACATATCTATCAACGTAGTATTGGTTCATATCCCAATATCCTTCAGGTCTATATTTTAAAGGATATGTACCAAAGTTAATATTACCAGATATATTAGCATATACTTTAGATGCTATTGCAAAATAGAAATCCCCATCTTCATTTAGATTGAATTCTCTAGGTCTGAAGGAATAGAATGGTTTGCCATCTGAATAAATAGTAATTTGATTTCTTGTAGAATTCACCCCTACACCAATAATTGTTCCCTTGATAGGAAGTCTGGATTTAGTTGTAGGAACTTTATAGTGTTCACTATAAGAAGCCTTATTATATTGCTCATAGGTTTCGAAGTCTTGTCTTCTAGTATAGTAAATACTACCTAAACTAAAATCAGTAGCAAATATACCAGAAGATGGTTCTTTATGTATACCTACATATAAAGGTAGGTGTCTAAATAAAGGATTCTCTTTATACTCTGTAATCTCAAACTCAAAATAAATATTCACATTTTTAGGAATTGGTTGGCTTGAGAGTATTAAAAATGGAGTATTAGCCGTGAATACGGTATCAGAGATCATATCTTCTCTATAAGTACTCTCATTGTCATATGCAATAGGAGTAATCTTCATTTTGCTCATAGGTTGTATTATCTCCTTTATATATAGTAAAATTTAAGTCGTATTAACAAAATGTTTGGGATAGGCGTTTTAATCGCCTATCCTCTTTTTTACTTATCTTTATTATTGAGAGCATCTATTGCTTCATTAATATTTTTAATATCAATTTCTATTCTTTTGATATCTTGCTTTATATTAGTAACCTCTTTACTAACTTCACTTAGAGTATAGGCTTTCTTTTTAGTTTTTACAAACTGTTTATGCATATCACTATTACGATCATTAATAGATCCTAATAGTTCTATAATCTGACGATTCAGTTGATCACTTTGTAAGTTTTTCATCTTTTCAAAGTAAATTGTTGAAATCAAAATTCCTATAATAAATACAACTGTCACCAATAAGATGATTGTATAATCCATCATCAAAAAGTCCTTTACTTTTAATAACACATATGATATTATTAAAATGTAGACTAAGCCCAGCAGAAGGGCTGAAAACATCATAATAAAGTCTGAGTAAAGGAGGTAATATCTATTGGCTGAAGAAGTTAAAGAAGGCTTATTTAAGCAATTGTTTTATGAGGACAATACGTTTTCACTAACTCGTTTAATAGCCTTTTTAGGCTATCTAACATTTATGATTGGTTCAATCTATCTATTAGTTAATAATATAGATTGGGGAGGGTATCCAGTATTTGCTACTTATACGGGAGCTGTTGGGGCAGCTGTGCAAACTACTAATAAATATATTAATAGTAAATATAATAGTCCTACTGGATCTTATGGATCTGAAAATACAGGATCCGTTCCTAGTGTTAATGAACAATCTAATACTAAAAAACAAATTGATCCTAATATAGGAACAAAATGATCTGATATATTTGTGAATATCAGCTATTAACTAAAGGGAAGGTTTAATACCAAATAAGACTAATAAATACTTTACTAGATGCTATATTTCTCATAAATATATCTTACAATTCTCTCATAATTTAGAAACGGAGGACTCATAGATGTAATTATGGAGTATCTTGATAATCAACTCTTGCTAGAAGTTACAATCGCTGAGATATTTATCTGTTTCTTTTTTGCCTCCGCAGGGTTTACCTTGAGAGAGCTTATTATTAGAAGGGAACCTGATAAAAGGAATAATAAAAAATCCTTTATAGAATCTATCATAGTTATAGGATTTGCAGTAGTAATCTCATTAATGATAAATCCATTTATTGCAGATTACTCTAAGAGATTAGTTGCACTCCCTCCATTTATACTTGGTGTAATTGGTATGGACTTTGTTAAACAATTATTATCCGTAAACTCTCTATTTAATCTTATAACCCGAGCATTTAAGGTGTTCGGGTTGTTTCAGGGCAGGGAGGTTAAGGATGATGATGAGGATAAAGAAGATAAGAAGCCTAATGTAGAAGGGGATAGCCCTCCTTCTTCTAAAAGAGCAACTTATAAAGAAAATCCTTTTTTAATCATTGACCATGACCCCTACGGTGATTCTATTAGGAAAGAAGATTATAGTATAGATAAATATACTGTACTTCACTTATTAGAGAATTCTATTAATAACCTTGATCACGATATAGAGTTTATCAAATCGACTTATTATCGTACACATGACCACAAATCTTTTTTAGAAATGTATGTGGAGATTGAGAAGCAGTATACAACGATTAGAGATATCACCTCCTCTGTAGATGACGTCCCTTTAATCATATCTAACAAAATTGTAGAACTAGTAAAGAAAAAAATTAAATTAGATGAGTTCTATAAGTCTGAAGTTATTGCTTCTATTCATTCTGAATATGGGGAAGAATAGGAGTTTTCTACCTTGAGACCTGTCAGAGCTCATCTGACATTATTATAATTATTTTGCCTCAAAGTGCCAAAATTTGATGCATCAAATAATTATATTAATATATTAATATACTTTTTTATAGGAGGTAAGTCCATATGTTTCCTAACGATTTATGGATCGTTGATCCTTATAAAGGAAAATTGATGACAGTTGTCAATGATGTACCATCCGAAGTAATTCAAATTGAATCTTCTTCTGATGTAACTCATCTTTCTACTACTGTGAAAACGACAACTGTAAACACGACTACTACGAAATATGATGGCACTGTAGAATCTAATGAAGAATCTACTGTTGAAACTACTCGTACTGGTAACTTGGCTAATACAGCTTTAGAACCATCTTCTGTAATGGTATCCCAAGACCGTGTAAGCGTATTCGTTGCTTCTCGTTCTAAAAACTGTGTTTACCACTACAAGAAAAGCTCTGAAACTGGCAAAATGGAATTGTTCCAAAAAATTACAGTAGGCATGCAACCATTTGCAATGTGTGAAGACCCTCATGGTAACGTTTACGTTGCTAACTATGGCGACAACACTGTATCCAAAATTGAAGTTCCATCTTTCAAAAAATCTTCCGCTATTGCTGGTGAAGAAGGCCAAGATAAAGTAGTTAAAACTATTTCTGTATCTGCTGGTCCTCGTGACTTGGTATCTGATGAAGATGGTGCTATCTGGGTAGCTTGTTACTTGAGCCACAAAATTGATTCCAAAACTGGTGCTGACTTGGGTGGTATTGTATCTAAAATTGTTAATGATAGTGTAGTTGATTCTATCACTGTAGGTCTTAACCCAGCAGCTATCACTTGTGATGAATCCGATACTATCTGGGTAGCAAACTCTGGTTCTAACACTGTATCTCGCATTGTTAAATCCAAGAAAATTGCTGACTACCAAGTTGGTGCTCGTCCTATGGCATTAGTTTGCGATTCTTACGGCAACGTATTCACAGCAAACTATGATGCTGATACTGTAACAATTATCGAAACTTCCACTAAAGCTCTTGCTACTGGTAACAACGTAACTACTGTTCCTGTAGGTGATGGCCCTAACGCTATCGGCGTAAATATGGAAGACGATATCTATGTAGTTTGCGGTCTTGAAAATACAGTTCGTAAAATCGTAGATAAACAAGTAGTTTCCGTAATCGCAGTATGTGACTCCCCAGTTGCATTTGGTGACTTCACTGGTTGTGCTGCTTACAATACTCAAAACGTAATGGCTAAACCTGAAAAAGGTACAACTGATGAAAAAGTACAAGCTGCTTTAGATAAAGTTAAAAACTGCGAAACTTCTGTAGCTGATATGCAATCTAAAGTAACTCAAGCAGTTGCTGATGTTGCTGAAGCTAAAAATGCTGCTACTGTTGCTACTGACAAAGCTAAAGAAGCTGTAGATAAAGTAGCTGAAGTTAAAGAATCCTTGGCTAACACTGATGGCCGTGTAACAGCTGTTGAAGGCACTCTTGAAACTACCAAAGCAAAAGCTGAAGAAAATGCTACTTCTATTGAAGGTATCAAAGAAGCTGCTCAAACTGCTAAACAAGCTGCTGATGCTGAAGCTGAAAAAGTAACTGCTTTAGAAAAACAAGTTAAAGAATTATCCAAACCTAAATTGGATGTAACAGTTACTGCATCTGAACCAATCGAAGGTTCTACTGATACTAAAGTTACATTCACTATCGGTAATAAAGCTGTAGCTCCTACACAAGCTCCTACAGTAAAACTTCAAGATGTAGAAACTCCTGTTACTACAACTAAAGTATCTGAAGGTGTATTTTCTGCAATCATTCCTAATGCTAAATTAGGTTCTACTGTTAAATTTGTAGTACCAGTAGATGCTGAAGAAGAAAACAACTTGTCTCAAGATGTTTATATAGAATCTTTAGCTGGCTTGGCTGATAAATTCACAGTATTCAACTGTGGCTTCGTAGCTATCGATAAAACTAATGCTGTTCAATGGGATACTGCACAAGATGCTCCTGCATCTGACTTCTTCAATACAGTATCTGGTACTGAATGGAAATTCAACTCTGATTCCAAATCTGTTGAATCCAAATTCGTTCCTATGGCAGCTGGTAAGAAATTCTTCTACGTTGCTGCTGAAGCAAATTATGTAGCTGCTCATGCTGATTTGACTCAACGTTTATTCTTAAATAAATTCAAACCTGTATTCACTGAAGCTACAACTCCAACTGCTGGTACATTATCTGGTAAGAAAGTATTCGTATTCGAATTATCTGAAGCTACTGGTGTATTGGTTGAATATGCTAACCTTGATTTCTAATAATTAAATTATCATATTCTCATGGGAGGAAAGGTGATCCTTCCTCCCATTTAATTAAATAAAATTCATATTTCAAATATAGAAAGGAACCTGATTATGTCTAATAAAAAAGGCGTTCAAGTAATTGCTCCTTTTGTAGCTCCTGAAGGAACTCCTGTTGCATATATATCTGACATTGCTGGTGCTCATAGAGTAGTTGCTACTAAAGCAGATCTTACTGCTATTCCTGCAGCCCTTTTAGAAGTTGGCATGACAGCATTTGTTAAAGATGAAGGTAAAGAGTATCGTTTAGAAACTAAATCCGAAACTCCTGTTACTTCTGATTGGTCTAGTGCTGCTCCTTCTGTTGCAGATATTAAATTTAATGAAGATAAATCTTTAGCTGACGTATTAATCACTAAAGACGAAGTTTCTACTAAAGTTAGTGATGCTGTAACAGCTGCTGGTGAAACATACCAAACTAAAGAAGATGCTTTAGCTGCTAAAACTGCTTTGGAAGAATCTATTCATGCAGTATCCACTGCAGGTTTGTCTGAAGAAACTAAACAAGATATTCAAGCTGCTAAAGATGCTGCTGCTACTATCGCTGGTTTCCAACAAACTTTAGATCAAACTAAAACAGAATTGAATCAAAAAGTTGAAGAAGCTAAACAAGCTGCTTTGACTCAAGAAGATAAAACTGCTATTGCATCCATCGCTGATGTAAAAGCAACAGCTGAAGCTGCTAAAGCTAAAGCTGAAGAATTAGAACCTAAAATTACAGCTAATAAAGAAGCTTTAGATACTTTAAAAACTAAAGTAGATGCACTTCCTGATTCTGATGCTGTAGATGCTAAAATCTCTACTGCTAAAGAAGCAATTAATAGCTCTATTGATTTGGTAAAAGAAAGTGTTGCTGCTTTAAAAACTGTTGTTCAAGGTTCTGAAGATGGTGCTACTAAAGGTTTAGATGCTAAACTTACAGAAGCTAAACAAGAAGCTGCTGATAACTTAGCTGCTGCTAAACAAGCTTTAGAACACTCCATTGAACAAGCTGCTACAGCTGGTCTTCCTGAAGAAACTAAACAAGATATCCAAGCTGCTAAAGAAGCTGCAACCAAACTTACAGAAATGACTTCTAAAGTTGATGATGCTGTAGCTAAAGCAAATGATGCTGATACTAAAGTTGGTACTTTGGGAACTAAAGTTACTGCACTTGAAACTTTCAAAACTGATGCTGAACCTAAATTAGCTGAAGTAGATACTGTTAAAGAAGCTGTAGATACTTTGAAAGATACTACAGTTCCAGCTATCGATACTCGTGTAACTGCTTTAGAAGGCAAAGCTGCTCCTACAGATTTCACTGAAGGTCAAAAGACAAAATTAGATGAAATTCTTAATGGTAAACATTTTGCATCTGCAGATGATATTGATAATGCTAAATCTGAACTTAAAAATGAATTAGCTACTCAAGATTCTGTAAATCAACTTGCTAACCAAACTCTTACAGCTGCTGAAGGTAAAGTTACTGAAGCTAAAGAAGAGCTTGAAGGCAAAATTACTGAATTAAATACTAAAGTAGAAGGTATTCATGTTCCTGATGTTTCTACATTGGCTACTAAAGAAAATCTTGCTAAAGTAGCTAATGGCGTATTTGTAAGCGATATCAAAACTTTCTCCGATGGTACAAACAAAATTGTCGCTATCAAATTCGATCCTGCTATTGAACACAAAGTTATGTCTGCTACTGAAAATTACTTCAAAATCGAAGGTGGTAGATCTGAAGAAACTCCAGATGGCGAAGGCTATGTAAGAGTTAAAATCGGCCCTTCTGATCCTGTAGATATCACTAACATGACTTTAACTTTCGAAAGTAAAGATTTAGGTACTTTGACTAAACAACTTTCTTATGCAGAAGCTGATTTCAAACCTATTGCAACTGAAGCTCCTGCAAAATACCTTGTTATTGCCGAATCTGCTATTATGCAAAATGGCACTGAAAGAAACAAATTGAAAGTTGCTGAATTAAAAGATGGTGTTAATGAATATAGCTTCAAAGTTAAATTAACTTCTGGTACTGGCGTTGCTACAAATATCTGGGCAATGTTTGCATCTGAAGATACATTGAATGATGAAGAGTATAAAGATTTACCATTATGCTTGACTATCAATGGTCAATATGGTCAATTCACTAATGAAAGAAATAGTGATATTGATGTTTATGCTGCAGATAGCATGAATGGTGGCGGTACTGCACCTTTACAAATCAATGGTGCTAGAGCTACCTTCAGTGGCTATAAACTCAAAACAGATTTGACTCCAGATGGTCAAAACGATACTTATATTGTAACTTATCATAGACCTGTTAATCACGGCTAATTAAAACCCAATGATGTACAAGGAGAGTAATTCTCCTTGTACACATCTTATTAATGGCTATGAATATGAAATATAAGTTATGATTTTTATATATGGAGGTGTTACTAACTTATGGCTCTAAATGACAACACGTTTGTTATGTCGGTTAATAACCAAAAAAACCTTATTGAAAATAAAGGTAGCCTTCCTGTAGCAGATAGTAATGAAATCAATGGTGGTAGAATGATTGTTTCTACTACTGTAGAACGTAATCAAATTGTACCTACAAAGCGTAAGGTTGGTATGGAGGTATATGTTTTAGAAACACAAACTCCATATATATTACAAAATAATGATATTACTAAACAGGCTACTGCTGATAGTGATTGGATTGTTTTAAAGAATGAATCTTCTAAATCTTCTGATAGACTAACCACTCCTAGATTGATTAATGGCGTTCCATTTGATGGTACACAAGATATCGAATTTACATCAGAAGCTTATACTGCTAGAGAAATTGTAGATCTATTTGATGATGGTAAAGTAACTATTAAAAGATCTTATGATTTATTATTACCTAGATTTGCTACAAGAATCTATAATAGAATTACTGAAGAAAAATCTACTCTTGGGGAAGATAATGTAAAAAGTCTAGTAGTTAATACTGGAGATACTTTGGTTGTAGATGTATATGACATGGTAAAATCCATTAAAATGCCATTATATCAAACTTCCTATGAAACTACTAAGGTTAATAATAAAATGACTGATTTTAAACTTGCTCTTATTTCAGACCAAGGGACTACCGTATCTTTAGGAAGCGAATTCCCAGCTGCTATGACTTCTACTTATACCCTTAAAGATACCTTTACATCTGGTATCTCTATGAGTTGCATATTTGAAGATAATAGAGTTTCTTATTTCAATATTCTTAGAAAAAGAAATATGTCAGAAGCTTTGCAAGAAGTTAGAGTTGTTCCTCAAGGCACTTCTACTTTAAATATCACTGTTGCATTTAAAATTAATGGCGGTAATCTAGAAGATTCTATTGGTTTCTTTATTGCTATTCCTTATAAGACTGATGAAACAAATGTAACTAAGTTTAAATATAAATATGCTAAACTTACAAAGAATAGTCCTGGATCTTTAGTATATGAAGGAAAGATTACTGGTATTGCTGGAAGTTACTACAACTTCTTAGAAAATACAGATGGAGAATTAGACAACTTTGCTGTTCCTATCACTATTATATCTAAAGACAGTGAAGTTACTCCTGCCTTAAAAGCTCTTTAATAGTACAAGAAAGGAAAGAGTAAATGAAATTAATTAGTTTAGAGAATTTAAATTATGCTCTAGGTTTGATTAGTGCTAAATTTACTTCTCAAGCAAATACGTTTGTAGCTGCTTTAGCAAATAAAGTGGATAAAGAAGATGGCAAAGTTCTATCCTCTAACGATTTCAGCAATGATGCTAAATCAAAATTAGAAAATGTCGATACAAAATCTGCAGGGATTGAAAATATCACTATCTCTGAAGAAGGGGTAATGACTCTAAAAAATATCCATGGTGATGAAGCTAATAAAGCAAATGTGGACGTATATGCTAAAACAGCAAATAAATTAGCCACTCCTAGATCTATCAATGGGGTACCATTTGATGGCAGTGAAAATATTGTTATCAATGCTGGTGGGACAAATGATGTTCCTTGTACTGAAGGAGAAATTCTTGGGTTGTTTACAGGAGCAACTCCAAGTGAAGATCATGCTGATGGTGTTGGACAACCTAGTCCTCCAGAACCTCCATCGATGGATGATAATACTCACCCTGCTGGACGTCCTAGTGAACCATAATCTTCAATTATAATAAAAGAAAGGATATAATAATGGCTGTTGAAAAGAACTCTATTGTATTCAGCACATTAACCACTCCAGATCCAGTTAATGATTCTTTTCCTATTATAGTGGATGAAGATATGGCTGGTGGTCTAAGAACTGTACAACATAAAAGTGATATGCTAAGCATTCCAGAAGCACGACGTAAAGTTGGTATGGAAGTATATGTAGTTGGTGATCAAAAGAAATATAGATATACATCTGAAACTTATGGTCCTACTACAACTATTGATGCTTGGACAGAAATTAAAGAAGGATCTACAGAAAATACTCCTACTTTTGAAACTGTTAATAATAGTGAAATTGTTTTTCCATAATTAGAAATTATAACTTTATAGGAAAGAGGTATATGAATGGCTAAAGTTGTTAGTCTTGATAATTTAAAGACATTCCTAGCAGAACTTCGTAAACTATTCGTAGTTCAAGAATCTGGTAAGGTATTATCTTCTAATGATTATACTAATACAGAAAAAGATAAACTTGCTACAATTGAAGCTTCTGCACAAGAAAATAAAATCGAATCCATTACAGTTGGTACCAATGTAGTTCCAATCGTTGGTAAAAATGTAACTATTGATACAATGGCTACTGCTGATATCAAAGCATTGCTTCAACGTATTCCTAAATTTGATATTCAAGTAGTTACCGAATTACCTACACAAGATATCAGTGCTTCTACTATTTATCTACACAAAAACCATGGTGAACAAAATCAAAACTTGTATACAGAATATGTATACGTTAATAATGCTTGGGAACAATTGGGTGCCCAAACTGTAGATTTAACAAATTATGCATTAAAGTCTGAAGTCAAAACAAAATTATCTGAATTAGAGAATGATGCTGGATTTATTAAGAAAGAAGGCGCAGTTGTCTCTACTTATAAAATTGAAGATAAAGGTGCTGGAACAACTCTATCTATCTCTAAAGCAGATTTAAATACATCTAGTGTATATAAAATCGATCTTGATGGTAGTGAAGGGCAAGAGTTCAATCTAGATCTTCCTAAAGATTTGGATGCAGGTATGCATACAGTTTATGTTGATGCTATCTGGAATAAGAATACTCTTAAAATGTCTCAAAATACAGTAGTATTTAGTAATGAATTGAGATTCCCAACACTCAAAAGATTTAATGATGATGCTGCTAAGACTGTTGGTGAGGTTGTATTTAAATTTGTAACTTTCAATGGTGGTACAACTTGGTTATGCGAACGTTGTGATCAATATTACATTGCGGTTAAAGTATTAACTCCTACTAATGGTAGTATTACACTCAATGGTGGATATTCTCAAAATAACAGATTTAGAGTTGGTAGTAATGTAACTGTTGCTGCTAGCGCAGATCCTGGATATTCTGTAGCCGAATTGCATGTATCTAGTGAAGAAGACTCTGACCAACCAAATGTTTAAAAATTGATGACATATAAGAGGGTGGGTTAATTTCCACCCTCTATATTTTATCCTTGTAAAAGTAAGTAAGGGGAGGTATTAAGTAATGTTAGGTTTGACAACAGTTGCTAAATACAAATCTTTAGAGCGAAGAGTTAAAGAATTAGAAAATCTTAATTTTAGTTTATTAGAAGATAAGGCTCGTAAAACTAATCGTATTGAAAAGTTAGAAAATCAAAAAAGAGATTTAATCGAAGAAAATAGTGCTCTTAAGTTATCTATTCAAGAAGTGAATGAGTTTAATCTAAAACTTCAAGAAACACTTAATGAGCTTAATAAGAAATGTGAATCTCTTGAGTCCAGTCTAAAAGAATTAGAAAGTGGTTTGCAAAGACAAGTAAATGAATATGATAAAGCTATCAAAACAATCTCTGAATTGACAGATAAGGTGTCTGAACAAGAAGGCCAAATTGAAGCTCTAAAAATTCAATTAAATAGTAAGGAAGAAAAAACTCCTATTATCAAAAAACCTATTACACCAGTTAAACGCAGAACCAGTGTTAAAATTCCTAAACGTAAAGTAGTTGCAAAAGCTGAGGCTGCTAATTCTAAAAAGAAAAAAGCTTCAACTAAAGCTAAGAAACAATAAAGTAATCTAATAAGATTAGAGTCATTTATTGTTTAATCATACAGGAAGGAAATCATAATGCTTGGATTATATAGTGCAACTCAATATAGAGCACTAGAATCTCAATATAAAAAAGCTGATAAATTAGCAAAAGAGTTACAAGCTAGAGTTAATGACTTAGAATCTAAGGCAGAATCTTCTAAATTATTAGTAGATTATAATGAATTAAAGATTAGTCATCAAGCTCTTGTAGCTAAAGAAGCTATTGAAGCTAAAACTATTGAGACTTTAGATGCAGCTGTTCAAGAATATAAAACTAAGATTGCAGCTTTATCTTCTGATACAGGAGTTCCTGCAAAACCAAATAGCGAATCTAAAGAAAAGATTACTGATATTGCTAAAGAGGTTAATAACTATAAAGAAGAAATTAAATCTCTTCAAGATAAAATTATTTCTCTTAGCAAAGAAAATGAAAATATCAATAATCTTTATGCATCAACATCTGCTAAGCTTGAAGCATTAAATAAGAATGCAGATTCTTATCAGCTTACTGCTGCTAAATCTGAAAAGCGTAGTAGAGAATTAGAAGAGATTAATAAAAATCTATCTAAATCACTTAATGATCTTAAACAAGAAAATGAAAACTTGTCTAAAGATAAAAACATTTTAATTACTAAAGAAGCTACTTTTAAAAATCGTATTGCTGAATTAGAAGCAGAAAATGAAAAGCTTCGTAGTGAAGCAAAGAATGCTAAAACAATTGATACGACAGCATCTAATACAGATTCTTCTAAAGGAGAAGTTGTTACTATCAGAGTTAAAGAAAGTAAAGATTCTTCTGTAGTATTTAAAGCTAATGGCGAAGTTATTAAAGACTTCGTTCAATTTTATAAAGGTTCTTCTGTTACAATTGAATGCTATAAAGATGGTAAACTTACAGATAGCTTTATTGTAGAAGAAAATTAATAGTCTTATTTATCGGAGGTTAGTATAGTCATGGTTAAAATTTTAGATAAAGTTGTTTTCAATAATATTAAAGATGAATTGATTGGTAATGTAAATGAAATCGTTACTAATGAATCTAAAAAATATTTCACACGTTGGTTAAAGGAATCTGGTCTTCCTCAAATCCAAGAAATCGCAGATGTTTATATCAACAAATTGAAAGAAGATGCTTCTAAAGATACTGGTTGGTGTAAAATTCGTGATGGTATTGTTTTACCATTATGCATTACAATCAGTTTGAACATCTTAAATTCTGTAGTTGGTAAAATTATTGAAAAAACTGATGATGTAAAATAATAATCAATCCATCAAGTATCTTAATTGATACTTGATGGGTTTTTGTGCTTTTTTGACAATAAGTAATGAAATTTAATATATTTAAAGAATAGTGGTGATAAAATGTTAGCTCTCCCAAAAGCTCCTAGAACTAAAGAGTTTAATGGAATGCTTATTGTAGATAGAGGTACAAAACAAAATAGAAATGCTATTTTAGATCCTACCTTACCATTCACTTTTGAAGGTATAATGAATAAAGTTAATGATTGGCACTTATGCTTAGTCCATCATAATGTAAATGAATCAAGAAAAGAAAAGAATATAAAATATACTGTTAAATTCTACAAAGATGATTACACTAAAATTCCTGATATGATAAATGTAATTACTCAATTGAGTTATCCTACTAATGATAGAGAATATAACAGTGATACAGCTATTCTTATGGGCAAAATCCCTGCAACTTTGACGGAATCATATATAGATGAACCATTCGTATCTATTCCACTTAAACTTATTAAGAAATTAGATTTTCTTGGAAATAACGATGCTGATGGAATACTCTGCTCTCTTCAAATAAATCCTTCTTCTAATGATGATATAGAAAAGGTATATTATAATATGGAATCTACAGGATATGAGGATTCTAATACTGTAGGTATATTTGAATGGATTATATCTGATCAAGAAAATGGTAAAGGTCATGTATATTATAGAAAGACTATTTATCTAAAACCAGATAATAATCCATATCCAGATATAGCTCCTGGATCTGATGAAGATGACGATGATTATGGTGCATAGGAGGTGATATAGAATGTTTAGAAGAAGAAAGTATTTCAGTATTATTAGATTTGATGATGAAGGAATGAAAGATGTTGGTCTTGGAAAAGATGGTTGGTCTAAGCAAGGTTCTATATCCTTTTCTAATAACACCGCCATTCAGGATCCATATATTTCTACAAGATTCAAATCTTGTTACTGTATGAATGCAAATTCATATTATCATAATACAGAAGAATTTAAGCTAGAAAAGGATCAAATGTTTTCAATTTCATTCTGGTTTAAATTACACAATTCCGCCATTATAGATTTTGATAATGATAAGAATTCATTTATTCCTGGAGTTGAATTTACAGATGAGAATGGGAATAATATTAAATTAATCCCAGCATATCATGGGTCTGTAGAAGGGAAACCATCTGCTGCATTGGTTATCAATGATAAATTAATTTATGATTGCCCATATACTCCAGATAATGAGTGGCATAACATTTTATTCTCAAAAGGTAAACTAGATATAGAACGTTTCTTCCTAGATGGTAAGAAATGGTGGGAATATAATGATAGGCATAATTTTGGTAGGATTTTAAAGGATATTAAGTTCGGGAATCCATATGGCGCGCCTAAATCTGGTTCATACGAATATGAATTAGACCAATTACAAATCTGTAATGATGGGACCTACACTGATAACTTCGAAATGGTTGATATAAGGCAAACTGTAGAAAGATTCCCTCCAGTGGCTGTACAAATGCCAGATGATGAAACTAGAGTAGAACCAAAATTTGTATACGGTGCTCCATTTAATTATAATGCCAATCATACTAGATGGGACAATGTAGTTGATAATGTAGAAATTACACGTCCTGTATATTTTAAAAAGTCTAGTACTGCCGAAATGGAAATGATGGAAAAGATTAGATTCGAAGAAGATAATGAAGTAGCTCATAGCAATTTCAAGTATTATAGTTATCCTGAAAAAGATGAATAAATAGTGGGTAGAGTCTTAATGACTCTACCCATATTTTAATGATTATTCTAATAGAAATTAAAAGTTATACCATTGGTTGGCCTTCCCTTAAATCTAAAGGTGGTCGTCTTCCTCTGCTCCCCAATCTGCTACTAAAGAAGTCATAGTATCTCCACCATGTCTAAATTCATAGTATGTAGGATGAATATAGAAAGGATCAACTATTTGGTATTGACCAGGAGTTAGGCCGGCTCTGCCAAAATCAAAGTCTACAGGAACATTTTTTAGTTTCACATCTGTGAGATTGCTACAAGATGTAAACATACTATCATAATTTTCAATACTTGATAAATCTATTACTCCATGAATTTTCTTTAAATTGCTGCATAGACCAAACATATTTTCCATATCAGTAATTTTAGAAGTATTCCAATTACAAATATTAATTTCTTCTAAACTTTTACAATTAAAGAAAAGAGAAGAGAGGCGTTCCAAACCAGTGATATCCCAAGTAGTTAATCCTTTAATAGCTCTAAGAGATATACATCCTGAAAATAAAGCATCTATAGCTTTTATACGATTAGTCACCTTTAAATTTTCAGCAACATAGCACCATCTTAATTTTTTGCAATTCATAAAGAATGAAGATGCTGTTTTAGCATAAGAGATAGATATACCGCCACCATTAGCTCCAAATATTGGTTCAATAGCTTTCCATGTCATACTTTCCATATTTGCTAATGGAGACATAGCTGTATAATCTTCATCTTCTGTAAGATAATATGGTTCTGTATCAAATTTACCTGCATCATGATTATCTTTAGTTTCTTTATAAATAGCTTTGAATTTAGCATTCAATGGGTCTTGTGGTTCTGAGAACTGAACAGAGTCGTCAAATGGATTTTTAACCGTCTGGTAATTCAATATGTTATACATACCCCAATAACCACTACCCTTAATAAATCTATCTTCTGAAGGTTCTTTTTCTTTTACTTTATTAAATATAATATATTCTTGATCTCCACCATTAGTAGGAGATATCGTAAATGAATTATTATTTTCTGATTTCATAATTCCCCCATATATTAATAATCTGTGAGGTCTATAGGAAGATGTTTTACAAATTCTTCATATACTAAAAAATAACCATAAGGTCTAGATTTGAAAGCTCCAGAGAAGCAAGCTAATTTATAAGTTTTACCAGGAGTTACACCTATAACATTATATGCATCTCCACCGTATCTATGCACTTCTGGAGGAACTTTCCAGTTAGAGTCAATATATTTAATCTTATCATGATCAAACCATTTAGTCATAGTATTGTAATTAAATATAGCAGTGCCGCTATATCTAGCAGCTAAACCACTAGCTTTACTAATTCTATTATTATTTATATCATCCAATAAAAGGTTTCTGTTATTTTTATAAAGATCCAAAACCTTTTCTCCAGAATTCTGATCCCATCGTTCATCAGATCTGTAATGCCAGCTATAAATAACCAATAGTCTATCTATTCCATCAGGTATTGTAACATCTTTTACCCTCCAGTATCTATTATCCCTAGTTTCTAAATCACTATAATCTGCATTCCAAGGAATTAATGCATTTACATAGGTTTTAGGAGTAGCTTTAGTAGCAGATACTGTAGCTGGTCCCGTAATAGTGGCACTAGTAATATTTAGCCTTCCTGGATTGTATCCTTCGGATGCCTCAATAGTTGCAGTAATGTTTTCCCCATGAACAACCCAAATATCGCCACTTGTATAATCTTTGCCATTATAATGAACTGTAATAGTTTGATGGTCTGATTGAATTATATTTACTTTATATTTAGGAAGATAATTAAAGGTAATACCATTTCCTCTATCAAATAACCACATAGAGAAATCTTCTTTGAATAGTTTGGTATCTTTACCAGTAATGAATAGAGCTTCTATTTCATCAGCTTTTAGATATAGTTTAATACCTGTACCATTAGGCCCTTCGAATAAATCTTTTCTTAATTCAGCACCTTTATAATCTAATATTCTACCATTAATCCATTTAGTAACCTTTTTCTTTACAATCCCTCTACTAATAGGACGTTTAAATCTTGGTACTAATGAATCAACTCTAGGACTTAGATTAAGGACTTCTAGGTTATATCTAGATTTGATATCTCTAGAAACTTTATGAATATTATTAGAAATATCTAGGATATCTTTTCTTTGAACAAGTTTACCATTAACAAATACAGCCATCAGATTCTTATTAAGATTTCTATCAATTTCATATTTATTGAAATAAATATATCCACTCATAGGAAGTTCTGGAATAGCTTTGTTGTACTTGGTGCCAGTATAGAAACAAATAATATCAATATCATCGCGGAGATTGATCATAATATGATCTTCAAATTTGATATACCCTCTATAGATATTGATACTATAATCCTTACCAGGAACTAATGCTTTTCGATTTAAGAATACTTTAAATCTAGTTCTAAGATCTAGCATAGCATAATATGGAGAGTCGATATTATACTTTCTAATACCCTCTTCCCCTACTATATGAAGATCCATTTTTTGAACGGCATATTGTCCTTTATTGTGGCAGAATGTGAACTTAATATCATCCTCTTCTGTAATACCAAATGGTACTGCATTTTTAATACGGATAGTTCTTTCATTGATTCTATCATAATAGGCTTGAGGAATGAGTCTTCCTTCATTATCACTGATGAAGAATTGCATTTCAGTAAACTGCTTATAAGGGAATGGGATTTCAATATCTAATACAGCATTATTAGGAGCTACAGAGATACTACAAAAGAATTCTTTTGGATCCATCTCTGCTTGTAATACTGTTATTACAACCTTACCTTCAAAGGTTTGAGTATTACCACCAGTAATAGTTGCTGTATCTGTGAAAGATGGTCTATCAGAAAATAGTTTACAGTCTGGATCACCATTTATAAATGAAGATCCACCACCACCTCTGATATCACCGCCTCCACCGCCATTCCATCCTGCGCCGCCACCAGGAGCGCCGCCATGAACTCTATCGGTTAAGGAATCACGTTTACCATGTCCTCCATTAAATGGAAATCCATTAGATTCTGGAGTAATGGTAAATGTAGAGAATTTATCTAAACTGCCACCAAGTCCAGGTTTATCTTGAGTACCTGGCTGACCAGCATACCCGTATCTATACCAGCTATCTTTACCATCATAATCTATATTACCATTAGCAGTAGATATTGGTTTGGCTGAATATCCGCCGCCATCATAACCTTCAAGATAAATGGTATCATTTTTATAATCTATATAATCAGTACCACCGCCGCCGCCAGCAGCGATCATGATAACACTTTCTTGATCATCTTTTTTTAATGAAATACCAGTGGAGCCACCACCACCATATCCCATCATCTTAGAGAATTCTGGATATCTTGAGTCTCCACCTTTACCAAATCCAAGACCACCAGATCTTCCATTTGGTAAACAACCAACAGTAAGAAATAGAGATTGCATATTTCTTGTATCTAATATACCAGTAGCATAGCCACCTCTAGATCCTGTTTTATTATCACCACATAATGAACCTGCTCCATAACATTCTATTTTTATAGAGAGAATCCCAGTCAAGTCGAACTCGACTGGGATACCATTATTTTGGTTGAAAGTGAATACTGTTTGGCCATTATTTTTTTCGACTACACTAGCCATGTGTACTCCTTTCAAAAACTATAAATAATTAACCCTTGCATTTGGTGCACCCCATGGAGCATTTTCTATAGAGTCAGAAGATAGATCAGATACATGGGATTTAGGATATTCTGCAATGTTAATAACTCGTAAGTTAGGACAATTAGCAAATGCATTTCTCCCAATAGTTTTAACAGATGCTGGAATAGTTATTTCAGTTAATTCATCTGATCCAAATGCATAGTCAGCGATATATTTTAGACCCTTACCTTTTTTACCAAGTTCTGGTTCAATAGCTGGTTCTATAACAACTTCATTCAATTTATCGCATCCATAGAAAGAATATTCTAAAATAGATTCGATAGAATTAGGAATTACAACTCTAGTTAATTTTGAAGCACCTTTGCATACTCCTTCTTCCATAGTCGTAACTGTAGAAGGAATAGATAATTCATTTAAACCACTGTTAGCAAATGCCCCACTGCCAATAAACCATAGATTTGGTTTTAATGTAATGGAGGATAAGTTTGTACAATTCTTAAATGCTGCAGGAAGGATCTTCAATACAGTATTCTCTAGTTCTAATCTATTTATAGAATTGAATCCATAGAATTGATAGGATTGAATATTTCTAACACTCAAAGGAATACTAACTTCATTAATGGTTAATCTATTCTCTGGAGTATTATTCATAATATAGTTTTCTGAGTTTTTATCATAAGTTATTCTTATATTATTAGAAGGCTCAAATGCATTATCTGCAACTATAGCATCTTCTGCAATATATAAGTTTTCTAAGAATTTAAATGCATTCTCTTCTACTTTCATATTAGGAACTAATTTAACAGTTTTTAATTTAGGGGTAGCAGCAAATGCATATGAGCTTATGCGTTTATTATTTTTATCAAATGCAACGTATGCTAATTTAGTCATACCTCTAAACGTATAAGGAGTAATAGTTTCTAAAGATGTAGTAGGTTCAAATTTAATAGCAACTATATCATCATTATCTGTAAATACAGAATAGAAACTACTATCTGCATTAAGTTTAGTATGAATAGAAACTACGTTATTTGCTATTAATACATATTTAGCCATATCAGGAAGTTTATAGAATGTATCAACATCTTTACCATCTAGATTAGGGCTAACTTTATACCAATCTACATCTAAATCTTCAATATCACCATTAATATCTTTAGTATATGGATCTTTATAATAGATTTGTAAATCACCAGATATGAAATCTAAAGATATAGGATATTCTCTAATATAGTCTAGATTACCTTCGATAATAACTCTTGTATACCAATTAGATAAATCTTCCATATATTCTAGATTGCCATAGATAATATTCTGTGTAAAATCTAATGTTTTACCAGCTAACACTGGTTTGGCATACATTTCATCGAACCAAATATCATCATGATCTCTTTTCATATCAAATAAATCATAAGGTCCTTCTATTCCATCTTCTGCTGCAGATACTTTCTTCTTATAGAAATAAAGAACTGTAGCAGTCTTACCAGCAGCAAATTGTCTATCATTCTTATATTGAGGAATGATAACATTTTCTTTTAGTTTATATCTTTCTGGATTTATGAAGGTACCATTGATGAATAAAGCAATATTATCTGGACTTAGTTTCATATTATCAATATACCAGCTTGGTATAGAAATAATAGTTTTAGAAGTGATAGGGAATTCTATCTTTTCGAAATCTACCCTCTCAGTAAATCCTCCTCTGGCTTCTACATCATCTACTGTAATAACAGTTAGAGTTCTACCAGCTTCTAGATAATATTCTGGTTGGGTAAGAATCAATGTCTTAGTTACAGAATCATATGCATATCTTTCACTCTCATCAAGAGAAAGACTACCAGCAAATGCTAAGAATTTAGAATTGTATCCTATATCTTGAGGGAGTTCAAAAGTAACTTGCTTTTCTTCAGTAGCTGTAACTTGTTGTACTTTAATATTGAATCGTAGATTTTCAGAAGTGTTTTCTTTATACTCTTCCAATACTCCGATATTATTAAATATTACCATTACATACTGAGCATATTTAGCATGTCTTATATCTATAGGATCAATAAGCTGAATCTTATTATTATCAATTAATTCATATCTTGATGGATCAATATATGTAGTATTACCGAATAATAAGAAGTTATCTTTTGTAAGTTTATAAGATTTGAATTCTGGTTTGAATTCAATCAACCCAGTATTAGTTCCACCATCTGCATAAGAGTAATTGAAAGTAATTCCAGAGTTTTCAAGTTTATTATCCTCAGTATATTCTCCATCAACTTCAAATTCTGATCTTACATATGGGAATACAAATACTAGATAATCCATAGAACTTTCAGTTCTTTGAAGTGCTCTAGCCTCATATAGAGTAATAAAATCTGCATCTTCAGATAGAGTATATTGTTTTCTCTTATCTAGATAAATACCATCTTTATTAAATACAAAGAAGTATTTATTTCCTCTAGGATAAGATTTATATGGATAAGGAACCCTTACAACAGTCTGATTATTCTTTTCTGCATATACTACCTTGGAACTCATATAAACGTCGTGATTATATGGAACGTGAGTAAAGTTGTCATCGCATTCAATATAGAATACGTCTACATAATCTCCTTCTTTGAAAGTACTTGCAGAATAAACTCTTTTATATTTAACACCATTTGTGAAATTAGGTGCTATAATCTTATAAATGGAATTATTTAATAAATGACCGTTTTTAAAGATCATATATTTTTTAGTATCCCAACCAGATTTGAATTCATCTTCTAATGAGACATAATTTGAATTTCTTTCAATATTAAATCTCTTATACAAGAATTGCCGTTTAGATCCAGCATATAATGGAAGATTAGCAGCATACTTATTATCATCAAATGTAATTTTTCCATTATCATCAATTACATATTTTAGAGGATATAGATGACCGCTAGTAACTTCTGCAAAGATTTGAATATCATCAAATTTAATACCAGTGCAATTATAGCAATGGCCTTTATATTTACTTTCCAATTCTTTTACCAATTGGAAATCTGTAGTCTTTTGATTTATTTTTCTAAGACTTTCTGGATCTACTGGTCCATCATATCTAATCTTTTCAACTACTGTAACTGATAATGGGAATTCAAGATCTTTATCTTGTTTATCTATTTCCAAACTACCATTGAGTACATCATTGCTTAGATCATTTTTTGTATATTCAAAATCACCAGTAAACAATGGATCTTCATCAATATAGTTTTGGAGAGTACCATATTCTACTTGGATATAGCATGGGTAATCCCCATTTTCCCTAACATTTAATGCTTGTTGTGTAGGTTGAATATTATATCTATAAAACTCAGTATTTTCAGGATCGGCATTATTAGTAATATACCCATTAATAGCAAATACAGAGAATAAAGAACTTAAGCTATATTTAGGAAGTGTTTCAACTATAGGAGTTCTTTGCTCATCAGATCTATAAGTTACGACACATCCATCGCCTTTTAGAAACTCAACTGTAAGTTCAAAGTCATTGATTACAGTGCTACCAGTTGGAAAGGCATCTATATTAGCCATTTTAGATAATCTAGGATAAGCCTTTTTTAACTCATTTTCGAAATTATCTTTATCACCAGCTATAATATTTACTAAAGGAGTAGTAGTATATTTATCAAATATAGAGAATATACTAGTAGCCCCAATAGGAGAATCTATGATTGAAACATTATTCGGATCTCTTGTTGGTAGTCTGTCTAAAAATATTTGATTACATTTAAAAATAATTTTTAAGACATTCTCATTTGGTTTTGGAATATAGACTGCCGATAGATCAAATAGAGTAGAAGAATTTATCTGAGTAGTGGAAAATGTTCTATCAGTAGTAGTATCTCCAGACCGTCTATCTCTTTCCCTCCAATATTGATATGCAGGATAGGCTTTATTATGAATATCGGTAGAGTCATTTTCTATTTGAGCAAGGATAAGATCCTTAACCCCATCTATTTTTTTACGAGGATATGTTCCATCGAAATAACTATCTTTAAAAGGGATTGGAATTGTAACCACTTTGGTTACAAGTTTAGTGTACAAAAGCTCTCCCTCCTTATTACAATAAAAAAGCGAAATTTATTACTAGTATGTACCCCTATACGAAATTATCGTATAGGGGTTTGATTGTAATAAAATTATGCTTTAGTAATTACAATTGGAACTTCAATCTTACATGGAATATCTGTAGGAGTAAAATCATAAGAAGGATCTACTTTACAATAGAATTCGTAAGATTCACCACTATTATCATAAGGATCTACATAATCCCAGATATAGAGGTCTACATTACAATCTATATCAACTGGAGGTATATCAACCTTAACTTGGATTTGGGATGGGATATCCAAGGAGATATCTCTTTCATAAAGAGCCAAGCCTGGTTTAACTCTAATAGATGATACGATATCATAAGTTTTAGTCTTTTCTGGAACGATAACGATGGATTTAATATCTTTATTAGATACTTTTCCTGTTCTTACCTTTCCAATGAACTCTTGAGTATTATTATTGATATATAGGATTCTGCTTTCAAGTGGTTCTAAGAAGTTTACCATATTATGGCAACGAATAGATTCTAATACATCTACGCTAGATGTAGGTCTATATGTACCATATACAAATCTACTAGTACCTCTAATAGTAAGCTCTTTTCCTGGATCGAATTGTTTTAGTTTAATACCCTTGTAATCAGTATTAGCTGTATCAAATTCTGACCCAAAAATAACTACAGTGCTATGAGAATATGGAATAGTAAGATATACTGATTCGATAATCTTTCTATTTCTACTTAGCACAAATCTAT